CCAGCCATTACCTTCTTGGCATCACGATTAGCAAATATAACATTGTTGACTGTTATATCCTCTAAGGCAGCATGTCTACGAGGTAGAGAATCCATAAGACCTAGTTCCTGCACTTTCTTCTGTGCTTCCTCAATCATTCTTTTAGTAACAATTGACTTAGGTCTTTGATAGTTCTCTGGAGCCATGATACGTTCGTATGCAGTCACACAATCGTCCAATTCAAGTCCTGATGATATATTTACCAACAATGTACCAATTGCCGTATTACGAATGCGTGCACATCCTACACGATTGAAGTTTGCCCAACACCAGTTGTCTTTCTCTTCATCAGGTAATGAATCATAGTGTCTTTTATGACCCAGGAATACACTTAAGTCATTTTTAAACTGTTCTCCTCTATATAAAGCATTCTGACCTATTAAGTCCAGAACTGTTTCTATAGAATCGACAGTTAATTCCTCCAGTGCACGTTTGAACACTTCCTTAGTTGTGCGTAAAGTTCCCATTACAGCAGATATGGATTCAGTTCCTGCATATACCAACTGACTTGGCATATGATAATAGAGATGATTCCAGGTAATTACTTTAGGACCTTGCAAACTGTCAATATAGGCATTGTTTCTATCAATTCCTAGTTCATAATCACGAGTGATAAAAACATCTACAACTGGTTTTGATTTCACTAATGCATCGAGATTTCTAGCTACAGTAGCATAAGGTTCATCCAACTGTAGGTTCTCCCACATGGTTACTACTTTATTGTCTTTAATGGCGACAACTCTACCATAATGTCTGATATAATGTTTACAATTGTTGCAATTATGAGACTGTCTCTCTTCCTCCGGAAAGGAATTAAGATAACAATCCCATAATGCATCCTTGTCTACATTAGTCAGAAAGAGCATGTCTGCACCAGCAGCTAGTCGATTAAACTGCGCATGGACTGCTCTTTTAAACTTGACAAATTCCATAATCTTATAAAGGTTTAATATTGTCGAATATATTGTCTTCGGCTTCTACTCCCCATTTAGAGTGAATCATTACCCCTATTGGAGTTACTTGAAATACAAATGGGTCATTATTGATAGGAATAATCTTCCTTTCCGGAACTGTAAACCGCATCGTTTCATTCATTTCTTCAATAGGAGCGGCAATGAATAAGTCAGCACTGCTACATTCTTTTGAATCAGCAATGTTCACATCATGTGCCTTGGCTTTATTAAGGATATGAAAGAATGGATATGCATTCATTCTAGCCTTATTTCTACTCAAATACATAAGTCCAATATGGGAAGGTTCCTGCCTAATGAAGTACCTTCCAACCGGATAGGACATGCTATCAATAGGCATAGGGTGAGTAGCAACTTGCATACCGTAAAGGTGAACCGTTTCCGCTGTAGTTAACATACTCATTTGCCTCAAGTGCTTGAGCAGTAGCCATTACCTTGGAGATTTCATCAATGTTCTCATCAGGTACAGAACCTTTATAAGCTGATAGTCTTCCAACAACTAATCCATACTTAACATTCAGATTAATGAAATCCTCCTCCTTAAGTATCAATGAGCCAGGGAAATGTCTTTGCAAAAAGCTATAACATTTTAAGACTTTAAGGTCCTCTTCCGAAGTGATAGCATCACCTACTTCTTTAGAATTAGTAAATCCTAAAGCTTTCAGTTTGACAGCCTTATCAACTAGTTGATGATTCGGATTCAGACCCTTAATAGTCTTCATGTACTCTACAGCCATTAGAGTATAAGCTAATTGCACTTCTTGGGCTGTGAATCTCTTTGTGCCTACAGACGTATCTGTAGAAGGACTAAAATTGTTCATAATTACTTTTGTTTAACTGAACCTGGTCTGGTAGTAGCTCTCTTAAATGAATCAGATTGCTTATCCCACCAAGCCTGTCGGTCTTTAAGACGTTGTACTTTCTTCTTGTATTTCATAGGTTTATCCTATTTCGTTACTAGCATTATAAGCAAGCTTGTCGGCTTCCTTATTATGTTCATCACTTGCGTGACCTTTACACCACTCAACAGACACTACTTTATGCCTGTTCACAGCCTTATCAAGACGTTCCCACAAATCAGTATTGGCTTTCCTCTTCCACCCTTTAGTAAGAGTTCCTACAATATACATAGAATCTGTTACTATTGTAATTTCAGAAGGTTCCTTTATGGATTCCAGGGCAACTATGGCAGCCATTTGCTCCATTCGCTGATTGGTGCTGTTCTTATACATCTTACTGTATTGGAATATCTTCTTGTCATCCTCTAAAATGACAAAGCCTATTCCCCCTTGATTTCTCGCAGGAGAATAGGCACCATCACAGTATATTCTGTACTTATGCGTCGGCATTAGGATTCTCAACAAAATCCTCATCATCCTCATCTTCTTCGGTTTCGGATATGACATCTTCATCAATAAGGTGCTTAACCCACATACCTAAGATAAAGATGACATAGAATTTGTCTTCCTCCTGTTTGTAGTTAACCTTGTCAGAGACTTCATTAACTACATCTAACATTGTGAACTCCTCTTTAGCCATAGCATCATCAGCTATAGCAGACATTTCTTCTACATAAGGTCTAGCCTTCTGCATTGCTTCGTCAAAACTCTTTACTAAGGCTATGCCTTCATCACCTCTAATTTGCATAGCAACAGATAGAGGTTGTTGCAATTCATTTCTAAAGAAGCCCAAATAGAAAGCCTTCTCTACATTTCCGTTCACGAAGTCATTGAAAGATTTAGCTTTCATTACTTCTTCTACTTTGAAATCAATTTCTGATACGTCTCTGATTTTGTCCATAATGTTATGATAGCAACCCACCAATCTTCTCGGCCATGGCTGTTGCTTTGTTAGAAACTGCTTCAAGGTTTGCAGCTTCAGTTTGTAATTCGATAATCTCTTGTTCTCTAACCTCTTTCTCTGCTTGAGCTTTAGATGCTACCTCTTTAAGATTGGTAACAGCTTTCTCAAAATACATCAATAATCTTAGCTGATTCCTCGGCTAGTGAGGTACTTGTTACTTTAGCCGGTTCGGCTGATTGTTTCTTTCCAAACATCTTATAGGATTAGAATTACAGGGTTCAGGGTGAGCGGCTGTCGGGAATCGAACCCAATCTATCACTTGTGCGCATACTAAAATTAGTGATGTGCCCTCCTTTACACTACAACCGCATGGAGCAGTGGTTAGAATACTAATAGTCAAGTACTAATAGTCATTCCTAAAGAGGTGTTCTGCAACCACCCCACAGTCAGCGCTAAACTGCACGTCTTATTACATACGCTCAACTCTGCTTTAGTTGTCATCGCTGGACTTTATTTAACCCAGATTCCAGCCTGGTCTATACTCGTTTCCTTTTAAGCTTACCACACTTGGAACATACTAGTAAGTATCTGTTACAATCAGTATAGCTAGTTTTTGCTATTATAGTCCATTCATGCCTACATGCTAGTTTCTCTAGCCATTTCTTGAATAGTTCTTTCATAATCAATTCGTTTTACTAATGGATATAATTGCCCATAGCCGTGATTAACTGTTATACACCTAGATGTTATAGACAGACGATAGTGAGCATTGTTAATTTCGTTAGTAAGATACTCCATAGTTACAGGAGTTACTCCGTCACTAAATGTAACAGTTATGCCCGCTTCTATATCTCCTACACTCTTAGTAAGAGCATCTAAGCTACTTTGAATTTCTGCATATCTAGGATTAGGAATCTGCTCCGTCTTTAAATGCATAAAATGCTTAGATGTTTCACCTATATAACCTCCTTTGCTACATGGAATCGGAAGATAAACCCAGTTGTTATCAAACTTAACAGCTTGTTCATAAGCATGAGTTCCAGGTCTAAAGAGTTGCTGGTACGTATCGACTTTAACTACTTCTCTAGTCCCAGGAAGTCTGCCTTGCTTGCCGTCTAACCACCACCTTATATAGTCACGAGCATCACGCACATGATATACTGGCAACTCAACTGGAGTACCATTAACCATACACCAATAATGACCTAGCAACCTCGGTCTATAAAAGTCAGAGTCTGTTCCATTGGAGTCAGGATTAGAATTGGCAAATCCATAACAGTAATCATAATAGTCTGCTGCTTTATGAGGTTTAGCAATCTTACCAAACTTGGGCAAAGCATGATTCCTGTTCTCCTTCCATTGCTTAGTACTAATGTTGTATCGACGACCTCTAGGAGTCTGCTCAACAGATTGTACTAATCCATTATCATCAACTCTAAAGAACGCCTGTCTCCACCTATAATCAGTAAAGTAGTCGTCTAGGTATTCAGTTTTGTCAGTATTCTTAATTGGCTTAATCCACTCATTCCAGGCTTTGGCTAGCTCTTTATAAGGCTTACCTACATACTTGGCTATGAATTTCACAATCCTAGATTCTTTAACGTATCCATAGCCGTGGTCCCAAGCTATATGACAACTTTTGTCTAATACCTTTCTACCATATCCTCTCTGCGCTGCCACTTCTTTAGATACTCTCAAATTGAAATCAGCATCAAAATCAGCTAGCGTCACTTTAGTAAGGTGTCTAGGATAGTAGCTTGGATTACGAGTATGCTTGCTTTTACGTTTATACTCTTTCCTATGACCAAGTTTAAGTCTTCGTTCACTCATGTTATAGTATTTTAGTTACTTTACCAAATACGGATTTGGTCCACCCATTAATCTTACCATGATTGTTGCCTATAAGAACTCCTCTGTCTCCCTTAGCTTTGACTAAGTGAGTATAGTATCTACCTTTAACTTTGCAGAATACTATATCACCTACCTCTACATCGCTAAGATTTATAGGACTCAAGACATGCTCTTGGCCAGATTTGATTAGAGGAGTCATAGAGTTTCCCTTCTCTGAGGTTCTGAAGGATTTTCCTTCGGTCAATAGTCTCTCCTTGTAATGCATCGGCTTTAGACATTAAATATACAAAGTTTAATCTCTCTTCCATGGTAGAACCATTACTTATTCTTTCAAACAAGGTTAGTTCTTGCCCATTTTTGTAGTTATAGTAAGATATCAACTCATTATATCTGACAGTTTTACTATTCAACGAAGCTATAGTCATTGGATATCTTCTTAGCACTACTCCCCTATATAAATCAACAAGTTCACCCAATGAGTTGGCAATCTTTAATAACCTAACTACATTGGGTGAACCGTGTTTCTTGTACCTAATAGCATAATTCTCCAGAGCAGCATCCCAATCATGGAATACATGTTGAGCTTGAGTTAAATCAATCTCAACTATTTTGCGCAGGAACTCTTCTATAGTCATATTAATTAGATATTGTAGGTGATGTTAACTTGTCAATTAGATTCTTCATTGCTTCTTCACCAGCAGCAAAACCTTCAGAATACCCGATTTTATATGCCTTCTCTATAGATACAGCAACAGCTTCCATGACGCTATTGCCCTCATACTGTTTCTTTAATTCTTCTAATAGTTCTTTCATAAATCCTCCTTCCTTTAATTATTAGTAGCTTGAGTGGGATTCGAACCCACACGTCCATTTCTGGACACCAGAGCTTAAATCTGGGGCGTCTACCAATTTCGCCATCAAGCCATACCCTTATACTGACATCATGACCTTGATTGTAACTACAATTATCATTCCTATAGTACTTATAGCAGCTATACTTAAGAATATCTTAACCCATTTAAAGTCACAATCCCATATAGTTAGTAACATAGCTATTAATGCAGCCACAAATGCAATGACTACAGTAATCATTAATGCTGTTTCCATATCAATCTCTTACTAAGTCTATCCAATTAATTAGGATATGATACAACCACCTCATAATACGTAATCACAATAAGTGTCAACAAAATCCTTAGCTTCTTTTAAACCACATTTAGCAGATTCTTTTACATGCTTAACTGCTTGCAGTTTGGAACCAGTCTGTACAAACTGTTTCATCTTAAAGAAGTCTTCACATGACAAATCAATTGTATTATTCCAACGCTTCCTGTATGCAAGCATTGCACCACTATACTCTTGAGGATGTTCTGTCCAGGTAATTTGTTGGTCTAATATAACTGTACAAGTTCCATCAAGTATATCATATTCTCTAGATTCTACGGTGAATTTACCAGCTTCTAACACTACTATATCAGTAGGAAATGGAATCATCTCTGATGAGATTGATACTTCCTCTATTGTCTTATCATCTTTTACAAATTTTACAAACATAATCTTTAAGTATTAACTAATAATGTGGCGAGAAGGTGACTCGAACACCCAACCTTGCGATTATGAGTCGCACGCTCTAGCCAGTTGAGCTATCTCGCCATTAATAAGAACATAAAGCTCATCGTGTCTACATCGTTACCAATGCAACCTTAATACCTCCCGTTTGCTTCACTGCCGGCTAGTCTGGCTTTGTCTCCTTATGTTCTTATATATGAATAATCCGCCTGGCAGGGCTGCGAGCTGCCTTACCAATTATTGACGTCAGCTAATCTATGGAATAGCACGTCTGCTAAACTGAAATAGCCCTATAGTCATTTCTACACCTGCTCACATTTAAGTGGTGGATTACATGTTTATCGGTATTTATCGAACATGCTGTCTGATGCTTCTTCTCCCCACATAGACACGATAACAATACCTACTTTGGTAGCCCTAAATACTATTGGGTCTTCTAACCTTCTTTTACGGTCTTCTTCAGCTTTAGAGAAGATTTCTATGCGAATATTATTCTCCATAGTATCATAAGGCGCTGCAATTAGCCAAGTGTTATGGTCTAAATATGAGGTGCCAAGATGTAGGTAATCTTCCTCCTTATAACTTCCACCTATAGACCTCATGTACTGATAACCACGGTCAATACCTTTGAATACAAATGGGAATCTAGAGAAATACTCAACAAGCCGTTTGGTCATGTCCTTAGACATTCTTGAATCTATTCTCGCAGCTTCAACCCAACTGACGTAGTTAAGATTTAAAGAGTTCAAAGCGTTAGAAGCCTTTGCTATTTGTGACACATTCTCACTTGGAATGAATCCGCTGAAGGTCGATATTGGACCACAATACAAATTGTACTTCTTCAGGATTGCAAAGAAATCCTCGTAAGTTACAACCAGTGCATCAGGATACGATTCTTTAATCCAGGATGTTATTTCGTTAACCTTCTTCAGGTCTAATTTCTCTGGACCTAAAGCTGACTTATACTTCTTAGACTCGAGAATAGTCCTAAGGGTATCTGCATTCTTAGTTCTACCTAAACCTGCTGCTTCCAACTTATCAAGCTCCTCTTTGATTTGCTCGGAATTGTCAAAGTCTTGATTGCCTTCTACGTACTTCTTATAGTACTCCATAGATGCTGTTACTAAGGCTAAACGTAACGCATCTGCACTCAATTTCTCCATACTATGATAAATGTTCTTTAATATCAATCATGTATTTTATACCTTCAATTATCACACATGCTAGCCCGCCAACGAGCATAATGAAGTATAATGCAACAATTAGTGGTTCCCAACCAGTCCCATAATCACTTCTATTAAGATTAAAGCTAAGCCTATTAGGCTTGTTATTAATAAAAGCTCTATCATAGGTTGGTTTGTCTACACGTAGTTTAAACTGATTGTCTCTACCGTCAGCTATTAGTGTAAGCTTATATACAGTATGCGTCTGTTGATTAACTGTTTCGGTATAACAGTCCTTAGCAACTACTGTAGTCCACACAGGTTTGTCAATACAGGTTTCTTTAACTAAGTTAGATTTACATCCTCCTAGTCCTACTAAGCACACCACCAGCCATATTACTATCAAAGTTGCATGTCTGAAAGTGTTAGCTGACGGTCTCATATCAACAATTGTTGGCATCCTCTGTCAGTAATTTAGTTGCTTTATCCATTCCTAACTCGTAAGCTTCAGCAATTAATACTGCTGCGCTTGCTATTGAAAGCTTACCACCGTTGTCCTCTGCTACGTTAGCTGCATTTTCAAGCAGCTCACTTAAAGTTTCTACCATAATTAAATACATTTAATAGTTAATAATCTAGTAGGGTAGGTGAGACTCGAACTCACACGCCCGAAGGCACTTGGGCCTAAACCAAGCCTGTCTGCCAATTCCAGCACTACCCCATTGTTACTTCATCAAGTTGATAAATTCATCTTCATGTCCCTTATAGTATCGCTGAAGATATGCAATATACACAGCTTCGTCCTTAACTATTTGAGGGAATTTAGATTCAAATTGTTCTACTTTCTCTTCTCCTACTATACTTACATGAAAGTCTCTAGGTGTAGTATCCACCTTAGTTGCAGACATTAATAAGACTAATAGGAATATCAATAAATGTCTCATTTAGTTGTTAATAAAAGGAGAGCGAGATTGCTCTCGCCCTCCAAGGTTTATTTGTTGTCTTTCTTCTCCGTAGAATAGTCCTTACGGTCGAGTTCCCACTGATACTCACACATCTGAGTGATTGCTTCAAGCTTCTCTGTACCCAGAACGAGTTTGAGAGCATTTACCAATCTTTCAGCCGGAGTTTCCACAACAGCTTTCTTGGATGCAAGTCCAAGTTGACGTTGATAAGATTCAACGCTAGCTTTGATATGGAACGATGTTACATGGGTTTCTTCTGTAAAGATAAGTTTGGATTTGGTTGATTCAACGATTTCAGCCATAAATGCCGGAGCAATTTCAGCTTCTTGAATGTAGTTACATACTTCACTCAAATCATCGTCGATTGTATATCCTTCTTCAGCGGTGAAGGTAGAACGGATGAATTTCTCCGCAGTTTCAGCGTCCAGACAGTCCATGGTAATCACAGAACCAATTCTCTTACCTCTCAAGAAGGTAGGTTCAATCAATTCAATGTGATTAGTAGTGAACAAGGTGATTACGTTCATGTCTTTGGTATCACCACCGTCCAGAGTATTCAGGATGTCTTGCATAGCAGCATCTCTGTTACCTCTAGTTACTTGGTCAATATCTTCAACAAATACGACAACACCATGGCCCGAACGGTCAACAACTTTACACATGCGCAGAGTTTCTGCAAGAAGAGAAGGATTCTTCAAATACACGAATGACCAGCCGTTTGTCACAGCATCTTTAGCCAGCTTAAATGCCAGCAAGGTCTTACCTGTACCATATTTACCTTCCAGCAAACAACCGTACTTCAATGGAATACCTTTAGCCAGACATTTCTCCGGATACAAGATTCTTGAACGTAGCGGTTGCAATTCAAATTCAGTCTTCTTAGAAAGAACCATGAATTGTTTCTCGATGCCGGCAAGTGTCATGATAGTAGGTTCAGACAGATTGCTGATTTCCAGTGCTTGATTCTTGTAGATAGACTCCGATGCTAACAGTTCTTTAGTTCTGTCAACAATATCATCAATCAATGACTGGTATTTGAACTGGCATTGTCCTTTAATAAGGAGCAAATGACGGTCATTGTCATAGTTGATGTTGATTTCAGAATCTTCTCCCAATTCTTCAAGGCTAATTTTACCAAACGGAACTTTGGTACGAGAACCGTCTGCCAGAACAACGTCTACGGTATCAATGTTGCTGTTTCCAGAAGGACTGTTATCCTCCTTACTAACGGCAGAACCGAAGATTTCATTGATTGCTCTGTTCAACTGATATACACCGTCTGGTTTCCAACAAAGCAGCGAGTATTTGAAACTTGCCATTTTCTTGGACTGTTTGATTTCACCTTCGATGAATCCCAGAGCATCAGCATACTTCACGTTGCTTTGGAGCACTTCAATCATTCTCTGTTTCTGAGTTTCCTCGTACTTGTTAACTCTCTGCTTAATAGCAGCTGTAGTTCCTTGCGGAATAATGTTCTTTGCCATTACTTAATTAGGTTTATTAATCTTATTTACTTCTTTAATGATTGCTTCACAATTCTCTCTTGTTGTAGTTAAACAACCAAGTTGAATAATAGAACCGTCTTGAGTGATAGTCAGGTTCTTCTCTTCGATTGTTTCCCTACATAGACCTCCTCTGATAATTCTTTTAATGAGTGGAAAGGGTAATATAGTATTCTTACAGAATATCATATTCTTGCCTTCCACATAAATGACATCGTAGCCGTCAATGCTACCTACTACCTTACTCATTCGATTCAACTATTAACTGTGTGGGCCCGGCCGGACTTGAACCGACAACCTCCTGATTATGAGTCAGTTTCTCTAACCGATTGAGATACGGGCCCCGAACGCCCATGTTTACTCACAATTAACAGTTCTCAAAGAGTAGTGTTGTTAGTGACTTCATGATAAATTCTATTTTAAACTGAAATAATTAGTAGTTGGGCTACCAGGATTCGAACCTGGGCTACAAGAGCCAAAACCTTGTGTGACTACCACTACACCATAGCCCAGTAAAAGGAGTCCGAAGACTCCTAAACTAACTTATCGAATATCATGGGCTGTATCGACATCCATAGATTCGCTAGCATTTCTTGCTCTGCGTCAGATGCTTCATCCCAATGTGATACGTACAATTTCTCCGTTCGTTCATTCCTATAAGGAACTTTAAATGAACGGTTAATGCGTACACTGTGTGCGAATAGGTCTTTGTCGAAATCAATAGCCCTAAGCGTCTTCTGGAAATCGTTGAACTTATTATTAGGGTCATCGACATCCCTAACAGACATTCCAGAAGGAAATGGGCCGTTACCATGCCTTGTTATATAAGGACGAGTTACATAACAAGTTTGGATTTCTTTACGTATACCTGCTTTCCGCAACAGCTCGTAAGCGTTTTGTGAAGTTGTATTAGACGGAGTACAATAAGGCATTATGCCGAATCTTTGGTCAAGCAATATTCCCTGCGAACCTTCAAACACTAGGTTATCATAATTCAACAAGCAATCTTCATTAACCGTACCTGTATGTAAGAAATAAGCATGTGCTAACCTACACCAGTTGTCTAGGTCTATCGAAGGATATTTACTAGACATGTTGTAATAGTTATCCACTATGGCATTTAGTTTCTCACGCAGTATGTAAGGATTCATACAATCTACAACTGTTAAGCTGTATCCTGCCTTAACTCGGTCCAAACAAGCTTTAAACCCTGTACCTACAGTACCATGTCGTAAGTTCTCTTCGTTATTAACTTGGGAATAGACATCGAAGGGAATTACAACTTGGCAGTGAGGGTGATACTGAACAATGGGATGAACTCCCATTTTAGCTAAGTCTGCACCCTCTAACATAGAGGTAATTGGGTCTACAGTACAGTATTCGGACCAATACGTCGGCACTCCAAGTAAGGTTCCGCTGCCAAAGTTACTAAAGGTGTGCATCATGTCTCCATGCTTTACAGTATGTCCTACTTGATGTCCACCACTAAACCTGACTACTAATACAGACTCTCGCTTACCTATGTACTTGTTACATAAGTTGTGAACTGTCTGTCCCTTACCTTCGTCTCCAAAGAATGTTCCTAATACAATACTAATCATTTCAGTTTAATAAAATTTGTCATTACTATCAGACGGCACATCTTGCCATTCCTGACTAACAGAAGCACTAGGAGCTAAGCCTTCAACAGGCTCCTCATAGTTCTCTTTAATTGCGGTGACAATCACCTTGTCTACTTCTCCAGATGCACATGTCAATACATTCTGTCCAAGTAAAGTCTTCCAAGATTCAGCAACCCTTGAGCCATGACTGGCATTAGTAATGTGAATGTGGAATACATGGTACTGTTCCTTTGCTTTGTCAAGAGCTTCTTGACAAGTAATGGTTTTAGCACCTTTTTGATACCCTAGAACACGTTCTAAGTAACACCCCTCTACCTTATCGAGATTTGGTTCATCTCCAATAGTAAATAGGAATCCCTTAGTGTGTCTTTCAAACCAGGAATCAGTTTCGGTATGATAACCTGCCACAATATGAGCTAGTAGATAGCTTTCACCTCTATTACCTCCTCCACCACCTTCAATCACGAATGATTGTAAAGTGTCAAGGATTTTAGCTGTATCAGACTCAAACTGGCCAATTTGAATTGGATATCGGTCATAAACGTGGTCCCCAACTGCCATAAACATGATTTGTGGGTCACGCACACCTAGTTGAATGAGAGAGTCCATAATCTTAGGGAATTGGTCTCTAATCATTTCATAAGGTGTGTCCATCATTGAACCAGTAACGTCTAGCGCAATGATTATCGGAGTAGAGAAAGGATGTTCTTTAGAATCACGAGATTCACGAACACCCACGTTAACCATTTCTTGCCTTATCTGCGTGTTATACTGCCTAACATTGTTGTTAAGCGATGCAGCAGTATTACATGCATTAATGGCATGGCTACTAAAGAGTTCATCCCTAGTAGAGGTGTACAAACCTCTACTGCTGGCCTCTACATCATAAGCAATTCTAGAATAACTACCTGCTCCCATAAATTACTCATTTACAATTGCAGCAGCGTCATCTTTCACGTCATCCAAATTAATGGATTCTGATGCATCAGCGGGAAATTCTTCTGCATCGACTTGCATAGCTAGAGCAAGTTCAATCTTTGCAACACGCAGTTTACGTGCCAATTCATGTCTTGTTCTTACCCATTCAGCCGGATTCAGTCCTTCTCCCGGATTCAAAGAGTCTCTTGATTTAACAGCCAGGTCATTGTGTTTGTTGATTTCTCCCTGAATGCGGAGTACTTTCAATTTACAATCCTGAACAAATCTGTCTTCCTCGATTTTAGCCAATTCATACAGATTCTGTGCTCTTGCATCAAGTACACTTTGTCCACTCTTACTTAATTTCTCTTTAAAACTGCTCATTTACACTTACATTTAACATGTTAAATTCAATAAGCATCTCTGTGTGGTAATTTATAATCTAACTGTAATCATCTAGGATTACAATCGAGCCACCTTAGGGACTCGAACCCTAAACAGCCGCATTACAAGTGCGGTACTCTACCAATTGAGTTAAGGTGGCATAAACAGGAGACGATGTTACCAAGTGTGCTGACATCTCCTTTGTAAATCAAAGAAAGCGGTGCATACGGGATTCAAACCCGTGGTCTCCTCATAGACAGTGAGGCATCCTAATCACTGAACGAATGCACCATGAAGCTTGCTTAACCTACCCTCTAAACCTATGCTTGGACTTGCAATCAGTTATTCAGGTATTGTCCCTTCCCGCTAGCTGAGTCATTCTCTTACTGTAACCGTGTGTCCAACTCACAATTACTATTCAGATGTGCCAAATGGGACATGGCAATTCATAGAAAGTGGGTGCTAGCCGTTTCTATCCCACCATTGCGTACTACAGTGCTAGCTACCGTCTAAGCTCCTATCCCTTACGTCGCCTTAGAGTGTACATGATTATTATTGCCTAACCAGTTACCTGATTGGAAGGATTATGTACGAGGTACTGCCAACGGGATTCGAACCCGTATTTTCAGTGTGAGAGACTGATTACCTAACCCTTAGTAGATGGCAGTGTGTTAAATAGTCGTGAGTAGTTAATTGCAACTATGACAAAATTAAGATTAAAGTCAAAGACCAGCCTATTGCTATCTAGGGCAAAGTCAAAGGAATTTTGTAACTTCGCAATAGACTGACAGGGTTTGAATTAATAATACTTAATTATGCTGGAAATCGTCCCTGTATGAAATACAGAACACGATTAATTTGTCGACAATGCATCGACTAGAGTCTTTGATGCAATTCATACTACTCACGCAAAGCTATGTTAGAATCCAATGAGATTCAAGACTATAGCACCTATTTATCTGGATTGGAAATCTTAGTTAGCAATTCATAAGTTGCTTGTAACTCATTAGGAATTACTATCTTAAGTTCCAATAGTTTCTTACGTTCTTCAACTTTCCAAGTTTCACATTGTTGAGACAGGGTTTTGGCATCCAAATTGAATCTATCAACAGCTTGTTTATAAGCCTGATTGACTTCATATTCAGAATCCTTTACCATTTTATCAATCTTAAACTTAATCTTATTAAGTCTGGCTGATATGTCTCTGTGTTTCTGCTGTAATGCAAAGAATGTATTCTCTACCTTATCGCTACTAACAGACGGGTCATACGAGTACACGATTGTGTCAGTACCAGAACCTTCAACTTTAGTAGGATTAGTATAGGCATCCATTAAAGCTCTACGGGCGTTTGCAAACGGACGCATTGGATGAATATACTTACCAATAGCAGATGCTTCTGCTTCTAGTCTGTAATATTCCATACGTTCTGCAATGCTCAATGAAGCAATTGCTTCCTCTTCGGTAAGGATATGACCCTTAATCGGGGTGTCCAACTTGAATCCAGCTACGTCTGTAGCATATAAATCCCATGTGTACCTGTTAATAATTTCAAGTTCTTCTTCTCTAGCCTTAATAGCTTCACGAATCCATGCACAGAAGGCATTCATATTAGCAACTTCTTGAAGTAATGTGGGCACATTATCAAGATATGCCTCGTTTCTACCTGTCTTTACAGTTCTGGAGTTACCTCCACTTAACAAGCTAATATTGACATTCACAAACCCTACAGAATCTAAAGCTTGTCTATTAGATTCCACTGTCTCCTTAGCTATATTAGCCAGGTGATTGGCAGAAGTTTGGGTTAATCCCTTCTCGCCAAAGAATACTTTGTTACATTCTTTCATAAGCTGTAATTATTAATTCATTACTAATGCACTGGATAGGGGATTCGAACCCCTGTTTACGCATAGAAAGTGCGTCGACCTAAACCACTAGTCGAATCCAGTATACCTTATTAAGCCTTCCAGAATACAAACTTATTGCCTTCTGGACATCTTACATACTTCACATCAAAACCATTCTCTCGATATAGAGGTTCTACATCTAACCAATGGTTCTTAATTACTTCTTCTTCAGTTAGACCTTCAGATGCTACATAGGCTATTACATCTGATTGCTTAAATTCAGAAGCTTTACCACTCCAGTTCTTAACTATTAAAGTATTAAAAGCTAAGATAACTGCATCAGGAATAGATTTTAAATCTATACTCCTCAATTCTCTTGAATTTAATACCTTCACCATAATTCTAATAATTAGGTTAATAATGATTTTCGCAAACTCTTATTAGCCAGCGCGGAGAGTGCTGGATTCGAACCAGCGGAACCCTTTTGAGGTTCGGTCCCTTAGCAGGGGACTGGTTTAAGCCACTCACCCAACTCTCCAATCCACAGAAGACTTATTTATGCTATATCAATCGCTTATGATTACCTCAATGCTGTAAGTCTTCTTAGAAATTCACTGTAAAAGGATTACTTTACAGGAGGAAAATTATCACCTTTAGCTGGTGATTCTTCTGGCTTCTTGCCAGTGATTATTTGCTTAAGCGAATCTGCAATAGGCAAATTACGGGCAATTTCCAAACTCGGAGCAAGATTCTTAGCCATATTAGCCATGAACTGTCCAGCAGTGTTGGAATCACCATACACAGTAACATTACCAAGCTGGATATGTTCAAATACCTTAGCGTTGGCTTCAGCAACTTCCTTCCACCTGTCGGTCATTGCATATTGAACGATTGCTTCAGGATGCATACCTGATTTAATCATATGTTCAACTGCAAGAGCCGGAGCCATTTCCATTGCCTGTTTCTGTTCAGCTTCTGCCATTAAAGATGCTTTCTTACCTTCAGCTTCAGCAAGAAGTTTCTTCTTGGTACCTTCAGCTTCTGCTTCCAGTTGCATCTTAGTAGCATTTGCTTTAGCTTCTGCTGCTTTCAAGATTTTAGCTGCTTCCGCTTCTGCTTCAAGAATGGCTACACTCTTAACAGCTTCTGCTTCAATTTTAGCTTTCTCTTTGGCTTTCTCGGCAGGTATAATTACTTCAGCTTTAAGCTTAGCTTCTTCAGCTTTAGCTTTAGCTTCGTTAACTTCCACCTGACGTTCTTGCTCTGTTTTAGCAACTGCCATTTGAGCTTCAACTTTAGAAGTACCAGCTACTCTTTCTGCTTCAGCTTTAGCTTTCTCTGCTTCTCCCTTAGCTTTGGAAACTTCAATAGTAGCTTTCTGTTCAGCTACTCCTGCTGCTTTCTCTGCTTCAGCTGCCTTTTGACGGGCTTCTGATTCATACTGTGCAGTTTTAGCTTCTTTCTCCTGCTGTGCTTTAACAGTTTCAGCTTCTTGGTTTTGTGCTGCTACTGCCATACGAACTTCCTTCTCTGCTTCTGCTTCTGCCTTAGCGGCTTCAGCTTTGGCAGTAAATTCTGCTTCTTTAGCAGTTGCATAAGCTTGCTGCTCTGCAATCTTGGCAGCTCTCAATGCTTCTTGCTCGGCAACTTTGGAAGCTTCTTCAGTTTGGGCTGTAGCCACACCAATTTCACGTTCCTTTCTTTGCTCTGCAACAGCAATTTGTTGTTCCTTATGCTGCTCGGCCAATTGAGTTTCTTTCTCTTTAGTGGTCTTAGCAATAGCAACTTCTTTCTCCCTGTTAGTTTCAGCCACTATAGTTTCTTGCTCCTTAGTAGCTGCTGCAATTGCAATCTCCTTCTCTCTCGTAGTTTGAGCTATCTGGATTGCTCCTTTCTTCTCTTCTTCTGCGATATCAGCTTGTGATTGCGCTCTTGCTTTAGTCTCTTCTTTCTTACCAAGATTATCAATATATTGAGCAGCATCTTGAATGTCACTGATATTGATATTCATCAGATAAAGACCAAGTTTGTTCAATTCCGTATTGATATTGTCTCTAGCTTGAGCTAGGAACTTGTCTCTGTCAGAGTTAAGCTCTTCAATAGTCATCGAAGCAATAACAAGCCTCATCTGACCATAAACAATATCTGAAATCAAACTTTCTTTAACGTCATCATCAGCACCTAGTAAGCGATTAGCAGCATTCTGCATAATCAGCGGTTCTTGGCTAATAGCAACAGTTACAGTGGTAGGGATAGTTACACGAATATTTTGAGCTGACAAAGCATTCTTCAATACAAGATTCAATTGAATCGGTTGCATTGACATTACTTCATAACCCTGTATAATCGGCCATACAAAAGCTGCACCACCATGATAAACCTTGGCAGTTTTAATTTCAACTTCTCTGTCAACCAGATTACCTTTAGCGTCGCGTTCGCTAACTTTCTCTTTGTGAGAGCCTGTTTTACCATAAACTACCAACAATTCGTCAGATTTACATTTACGGTAGCGGGATAGAATCCCAATGATAGTGATGATTGCAACTAGTACAACTACACCAACGATAATTAATGATGTCATTTCCATCTTGAAATTGGTATTAATCTATGTATAATTTATTGTCTTCGTATTTACGAATCGTTACTGGCTCATTGACAGGATATATCTTCTTATTAAGAGATACAACTTCTACTTCTCTCAATGCTCCACTTATGTTCACGGATGCCAAATGGCGCCCTTCACCTAAATGTACATAGATAGTAGCAGTTCTGCCAACTAAGTTAGTCTTCGGTTCGTCTTTAGGAAGGTTCTGCAATTTCATACAGAACTTATATAAATGATACAGCATAAATACAAATACAAGACCTATAAAGAATCCTATTAACCAATCAATCCAGGTTACTTCATAACCTAATAATTGCTTAATAGATGTCCATCCTCCGAATCCCATGAAGAAATGGATAAATCCTTTAAAGGATACAACATCACTGACATCAAAGTCAGCATCACCATCAAAGTCTACGTCGACATCGAACTCCCCAGCAACCCATGATATTATGAATTGTAGGATAAATATACCATAGGCGATGCCTCCTAAGATATAATACAAGTTATTGTCCATCTTACTAATAATTATTTAATCTATTAAAGTGGGGCGAGGAGGAATCGAACCTCCAACGCCAGGCTCTTCAGACCTGCGCTCTACCATTGAGCTACCGCCCCATACTGCCTACACGTACGTCTTCACTGGATTTTATGCTTTATTACGCCAGTTGCTTTGGACAGTCTAAATCCTTCGGTGCTGTACAGCCATACATATATTAACGAGGCCTCAACATTAATTAAGCTGCCATCGCACCTACTCCCATTACTTCGTCACGCAACGTACCCTACATTCCACTTTAGGATTTTCACCTAACCACATCCTCGGCATTCCGTTTCAAGATAAAATATAACTCTGCTGAATAAGTCAAACCAAACAGGAAGATTTATGATACGTTTATACCTAAACAGCAGAATTGGGTGACATACGAGACTTGAACTCGTAACCCTTAGAACCACAACCTAATGCTCTGCCAATTGAGCTAATGCCACCATATTGAGTTATTGCAACTCTAATCCTTCTTTTAGTGCCCTAGTATATGCCATTCTAGCAAAGAATAGTTCAGCTACAGCCATAACTACTGGCTCTGCTAACTTTTCGGCTTCTTCAGCTCTTTCTTCTTTGGGCTTAGATTCTACATATTCCAGTAATTCCAACACAGCTCTATTAGCTTCGACCAGGCGACTATAAGCAATGCGAACTTGTTTATAGTTCTTATATCTTTCTCGATATGGTCTTATTGCATTCCATGAATATGAAGCAGCTACTATTATTGATATGGCACATAGTACCATAAATCCGAAGGGTTCTCCTTTAGACCATGCTGAATAGATTTGACACAATACAGCACCCAAACATAGATTCTGTCCTATAAAGAGGGACAATAAGAACCAATAAGCTGAAAAGGCTTTCTTTGCTTCATCAAGTAATGATGCTGACTCCTTTAGCTTTTCTTGTTCAGCTTTTAATGAGTCAATTGACACTTCCATAGCTTCTCCTTCGTCTGAATCTTTAAGGCGTTCATATTCCTCTTCACTAATCTTGGTTATTTTCAAATCTTCTAATTCTTCTCGATTCATTACCTTTCAATTTAAGTTCAACAATCTGTGGACCTGATGAGACTCGAACTCACGACCCTCTGCGTGCAAGGCAGATGCTCTAGCCAATCTGAGCTACAGGCCCATATTTAGCCACACTATCGTAGGGCTATCAGCTCCCAACGTCCGACTGATTACGGAAGGTTACCTACCGGTCTGATAACCTATAAAATGCACAATTACTTAGTCATGCCCCAACTGTTCTTGTCAGTCTCCGACTCCAACCCATAGCATGTTGTAGAACTCTACATGCATACCCTCCTCATTGTGCACTATTTTAAACCTATCATTTCAGCAATTTCTTCAAATGAATAATTCAGGAATAGTCTATCCATATCTGCATCAGATTTAACCCATTTAGGTCTAGGATATATAAGAGTAGGAGAATGTCCTCTCTCATGTAATCCATACACTACTTCCTTCTTACCTTTAATAAGACGAAGGTCAATATGCTCTGACATAGAAGAATAAAATCCTATATTAGAATCCTCTACATATGTAGAACCCTTCTTAGACATTACCTTGCGATAAGGTTTATACCCTTTACTAATTAAATACTCTACGAACCCAATCATGTTAACTATTATTAGTACTCCAAGTAGGATTCAAACCTACGACCCACGCCTTAGAAGGGCGTTGCTCTATTCACTGAGCTATTGGAGCATCATCAGAAGGCAAATTGAACTACATGACACAGTAAAAGTGCTGATGCCTTCTTATATTACCCATTCAGTTATTCTAGATTAAGTAATTCTCTTGTCTCTTTCTTAAACTGTCTCCTATTATAGCGTTCTCCTTTACATATAGGACAACTACAAGGAGTACTGGTTGTTTTATAGGCAAACGTATATTTAGAATTATATAATTCTGTCCAATGTCTACCTCTTGCCGTTTTATCTGGATTATACCAGTAGGCAGCGTGGAGTTTAATCCTAGTAATATACTTCTGGTCTTTCTTTAGGTTCCTCCACCTTTTGTTTCTTTGGATTAGTGAATCCTTCAGTTTCTCCGTTCTTAGTTCTTCCATCGTCTCTACCATTAGTGTTAATAATGTCTTGAGACGGGTTGTAGCCGGTTCCAACAAACTTCTTCATGTCCAATCCTGTTAAATTAATTCCTTTCATACGATAATTTTACAATCTATTAAATACTGCATGTTCCTTTAACCACTCTTGATAGAGCTTATCATCATAGTTCCCTGAATACTCCCAATGAAATCTACTACATTCTATAGTCTTTAGTAAGAACTTCATCACAGACCTTGTATTAGCCTTCTTTGATATAGATGAAATGTAAAACTTCTCTTTATCAAAATCATAGTATCCTCGTAATACCACTCGGCGAGAATTTTGTCTATTTAAGTAAATTCTTGCCAACAACTTGGAGTTATTGTCTACATATCGAGTAGGTATGAATTTATAAGCCATCTGATTCAGCCAGCAATAAAGTAATACCAATACAATAGGCATTATTAACTGCATTCAGCCTCTTCTTGAGTTCCTTCTTAGCCTTTCTGGGCAACTTAGGATACTCTGCATATAAATCCTGTTCAGCGGCTCTGCTTGCTTCACTTAATTGCTCAAGTAAAGCATTAACATCTTCGTTAGTTTTGTAATCCTTAAGAAGGACTCTAACTAATGTGGGACGTTTCACCATTTCTCGCATTCCAGATTCGTACACTCTACAAATTTGGTTTCTACTTAACGTAGACACTCTCCTTAATTTCACTTTAAACTTCATAGTACATTCAAATTAGTTGAGGAAGCAGAGGGATTCGAACCCCCGGACCCCGAAGGGCCTCTGGTTTTCAAGACCAGTGCAATCGACCAACTCTGCCATACTTCCATTAATAATAAGCACGCCCTGCACGACTCGAACATGCAACACACCCAGTTTTGGAGACAGGGGCTCTACCGATTGAGCTAAGGACGCATCAATTTTAGATTGTGGAATCTTTAAAGATGTAATACAATACTACTAGCACTATAGCTCCCACAATGTAAGCACCAAAACTATGCATAATCTTATAATTTAATGTTAATAATGCGGCAAGTGCAGGACTCGAACCTGCGACCAATTGGTTAACAGCCAACTGCTCTACCACTGAGCTAACTTGCCATAATGTTTAATTGACCTATCCCGATTGCATCGGAGTTAATCCCTATGGTAAGGAACTACTCCTGTTGGTGTCCAAGCATAGCTATTTGCAGCTATTCTAAAATACCAACGAACTGCTTTCTTAATTAACTTAAATAGTCTCATAATACATCAGTTTTAGTCAATAAATAAGTAATCTAAATAAACCACTCTATCTTCACAGACTGAGTGGTCAAACTCGTTCTTTGACATCATGTACAATCTTAGTACATATGTGACTCCGCTGCGATTCGAACGCAGGACCCCGATATTAAAAGTATCGTGCTCTAACCAGCTGAGCTACGGAATCATCCGCAGAAGGCGCGTTATCAAAAACATGTAAACTGTACAATGATTAGTGCTGTACGCCTTCTTATGTTTCACTAAATCGAGAGTGGGCTGACGGAATCGAACCGTCCTAACTGGTTTTGCGGACCAGCCCCTAAACCTCTCGGGCAAGCCCACGTATCAATATGACTTATGGGCTTAACTATGAAACAGGTTAATCAAATCATAAATTAAAAGTTGTTGGGTTGATTGTTGAGTTGATTTGATGATTGTTTAGTGAAACTATATATTATTGTGTTAATTATGGTTCTTATTAAAACTACTCTATTCTCACGAACTGAGTAGTTGTCCATATTTATATTTATGGGATTATCAGCATCCTCTCTTGGATGCCACGGGGAGTCGAGATGGTGTGATTCGAACACACGAGTAATCCTGCTCCCAAAGCAGGCCGGGTGACCACTCCCGAACATCTCGAACTACAGAAGTCTCTTAGTTTAATTAAAATCATAAAATATGAAACACTTTCTTTCGTGCTGTAAGACTTCTTATTCAAAGCTATTGAAAATTGTTGTATTGTGGGTATGCCTGGAATTGAACCAGGGACCTCATCCTTATCAGAGATGTGCTCTAACCAACTGAGCTACACACCCATCATCAGAAGACAATAGATTCATTTACTTATGCCAACATACAGGAAATTGCTGTGTGTCTTCTTAACATTCTGAAAATGCAAATGTACAATGATTGTAGTTGCGGAGATGGGAGTCGAACCCAATATAACTAGCTTATGAGACTAGTATGATTTATATATCCGTTTCATTCCTCCGCAAGTGCCCCATGTTGGACTCGAACCAACGCCATACAAGTTTAGAATTTGCTCTTCTACCACTGAAGTAATGGGGCGACAGAGGGTTTTACGAGATTACCCACAACTCATCAACTATTCGATAATTTGATTCCACTGTTCAAGTGTAAGTTCCTTGACTACTATGCCATTTAGTTCAAATGGAGTATATTGGTTTCCATTCTCTTCTACAAGGATTAACCATTCGTAGCCACGTTGCTTGCTATGAGTTCTAATAATCTCCTTAATGGTTTCGATGCCAAAAGGAGTTAGAATCTTCTGCCCTTCTCTGTAAAGATACCTCTTGTTGAGGTCTTTTAAATCCTCTAATGTGGTTAAATGAGGATTAGGGTTCTTAGTGATAACTACATGGTCATCTCCTACACTAACATAATAATCTCGATTGTATATCATTCTCTTACTAATTTAAGTTTCTTGAACATGCGACCGTCATCTTGTAATGCGATTGCTGTTAATTGATTGCCAAGGTCTGGTTCATAGAATGAAGAATAGTCCTTATTAACTAAGTCCAGTCTTACTTTCCATTTGTCCAAGTCAGCATATAAGTAGATTAAGTAGTTATTATTCCAATCCTGCTTAGGATGTTCTAATAACCACTGTGCTACTGCATGACCTCCTTGTACACAACCATAAACTGCATCAAGCTTCTGGTCTATCAGCACATACAATCTCTTCATCAGAATATGTATCAATCAGTGAATCAACTCTTTCTCGGAAATACTTCTCTCCACTATACATCTTAGAATAACCACACCAACCTTGAGTTTCAAGTGATTTCCATTCTTTGATAACTTTAGCTAGATACTCATTCATAGCTTCTCCGATTAGTTTATGCTTTAATATGTAATAAGCTACATACATTGCATGTAATCTTCCTCTGTTGTAATAAACTGATGAGCAGTCATTAATATTCTTAGCTGCTTTCTGTGCTTTTACTAAATTCGCGATTTCTTGTTTAAATTGTTTAATTGTTGCCATGATAGTTAATTGTTAATAAGTTAATAAATAAATTGCCTTAATTAATAATCAACTATCTTATGGTGGCTTGTAAGTAATCTACCGCATAATCATTTCCCTTTAATTTGTTTACACATGTTAATAAACTCATCATCCGATTCACATATAATCGGATTCGTTTCCTTGAGATACATCTCCAGATAGGCTTCTTTAGACAAATCGTCCACGTCATCCGGATACACACCATGTACATCATATGACATATGAGAACCCCAGCAACTAAGCCAATCAGCATCCTCAAATGTAGTACATATACACACACTTAACCCAGCATCCTCTAGTTTCTTACGAAGTTCTGGAGTATTCTTCTTAATAAGACAGTGTTCACTCATGGATTTAATACACATAAACCACCTTTTTCGGAATCTCTAAGCACATACTTAATACCTGGAATACCAGGACCTGATACCTTATAAATGGTTAGTTCGTTAATAAATTCATACTGCACTCTGTTGATTTTATAATCTCCATTAGTAGCAGCAGACTCATTAATTGATGCTTTACTTGTGGTTGCAAATAATGCCAAGAAGGTAAATACTCCACATAATCCACCAATAACACCTGCCTTAAATGATGTCTCTTTCATAATCTCATCTATTATTAATAATGAGCGGGATAACAGAATTGAACTGTCATCTTCAGCTTGGAAGGCTGTTATAATAACCATTATACGAATCCCGCAGTTTACTTCTACTATTCTCTCGAACCATAGAAGGGTTTGTCGAGTTTGACCTCAACAGATATTGTATTTAATTATCGCAGTGTGAGTGGGCGCGGGAAGACTCGAACTTCCAGAGTCGTTAGACACGAAATTTACAGTTTCGCCCGCTACCAATTACGGTTTACGCACCCGTTGTCAATGCAATGTTACACGATAAGGTAGATACCTCTCTCCGAGAGCTACAGAACTTACAGCACTAATCTCTGACTTTGGAATTGAATAACAATCCCCACTATCAGTTAAAGCAAACAGTAAATCTGACGAGTTCTCACTAAAGTCCTTACATTTCCCAGTACCACTACGATTACCGCCTATGGTTCTAAGGCTAACTATGTAGTTACCACTGGGTGAAATGGACTTAGTAGTTTTAACTTGTACCTTAAACAATCTAGTTCCGTTATCAACTACTAGGTCGTAGTCTTGAGAATCTGTGACAGGGACTGAAACTGTCCATCCCAGTTTAGCATAGTACGCCATTGCGTAGCACATGCCAATGTCACCTTGCTTCTTGGAATTAATTGCGTTATCAAATAGCATAAAACATTGTCCTCACACAATCCATATTAACTGTGAATTGTGAGTGCAAAGGTAATGAATCTTTCCCACATATAAAAGTTAATATGTATTAAATACGATAGAAGTTTGCTCGGTATTAAACTAAGCTCACATATTCTCTCGAACCGATGAGCTTAGTAGTTATTCAACAATTGCAGATACTTTAACTCGTAATAATGACTATGAGTCGAGATAGAAATGACACTGCATATGTTGAAAGAATCATATTAATAAAATGGTGTAGAGATAACCAGATTCGAACTGATGTTCTTCTAAAGATTGACTTTAGCTGTTCTACCACTGAACTATATCTCTATCCAGTCCCTATGGAATCATCCAATAAATTCCCACCTAGTATCACTAGATATGCACAAAGATTACTATACCAAATATGCGCTCTTCTCCATGCATAATGAAATCTATCTTCTATCCAATCAGAACATTAATTCAACTATTAAATAAACGGTGCGCGAAATACTTAGGCCTTCACAGGCTTCTTCTGCACGCTTGCATTCTTCTTGACAACATCCTTCTCTAGAATCATCATATTAAGCAACTCTTGATTCATAGCATGCTTAAAAATGTCTCTGGTGGTTTTAGGCACCTGGAACCTCTTCTCTCCAGTAATAAATGAGGATGTTGAATTATTAAGTCCATTTACTAAGAAGCAATTTGACACTCCTGGAACCAAAGCTACATTAGGTCTTCCTTTATATGCTAAAGGAACTCTCCAAATAATAACTTTGAACGCCCTTACAAATTCCTTACTGAAATTTGCTTTAAGCAATCTCTGTTTAAATTCCACGAATGCTTGGTTGTTCAACTTGGTAAAATATGTATGGTTAGTAATTACCACACAACCTCTAGGGAACTCTCCTTCATCTACACCATAATCTTCTTTCATTTTACACAGCATTTCTGCTATATTAATAATAGAAGGATTCTGGCATAATGCTTCTTCTTTGTCAGATTTCCATTTCTCAATGACATTCTGACCTTTGAACTTACGTAGAACCATGTTATCTTCTAACACGGCATAGGAGTTTTTGAATATTGTAGGAAGTAGTTCAGAGTGATATAAAGCATATACTTTACCCAAACTGTAAGCAGATGTTTCGCTATTCTCTATCTCACCATTAGCAGAATGGCTTATATCTCTTACTACCAACAACGGAGCTACTCTATTGCGTTTAGCATTATCAACGAATACGTTGAAACTTGCATTAATAGAAGTTTCCATAAATTCTGGAATCTCTTCGGCAATTTTATCCAATCCATATGGTTTGAATAGAGTATGTAGAAATCCGCTATTAGAGGGCTTCTTACGGTTCTTCAACCAGTTCTGATACTTCTCTTTAAGACCTTGATGTTTGAGGAATTTAGAGCCTACTAGCTGTGCCAGCGCCTTTCCAGTAACAGTGTCAAAATCAATTTCCAAGAATTTCTTTTGACTGATTAACTGTTGCCATTGGGCTGCTTTCCCGCTATTCTTTATCTTCCTATATTTACGATAGGTTGAATAGTCTCCTTCATCCTTAGGTTTACCATAAAGGCCTTCCGCCAAGAATTTGGCTACTGTGTTACGTGCTTTTGCCTCATCTGTCTTACATGCAACACTGGAACGAACACGGGGAAGATACTTCTTTACTAAATCACATGTCTGACCGTTGGCAAGACCTGCGAATATGACTTTCTTGAAGAAGTCCCAATCCAATCTGTGCTTAAAGCCATGGAGTTGAACATCTAAAGCCATCATAGTAATGAAATCTTTCCAGCATCCAGCTGCTGCAAAATAAGCAATGTTGGCATGGAATGTGGGTTTGTGATAGATTGCCAACCACAACATTCTCATTATACCTTCATTCTTCAAACCTTCTCCTTGCTGTGTATCAAGTTGTATAACTCCTTCCGGGGTAGTTATTCTACATTTACGAGTTATCATTCTCGTATATGCAGTAAACTTAGTACATAGTAATGGATTAGCTTTCCATAAAGGATACATATCTTTAGCCACTTGCACGTAGGTACGTGGCTGAAGACATTTCTTAAGATTAACAAACTGGTCTATGAATAACTGATTATTATCCACAAACTTAGGTTTATTCTCATCCCGCCTTTGACGTGCGGCATTAGGGTAAGGCCTCCTTGGCCTTTGTGCTCCTTTCATTTCCATCTCTTTGTTTAAATTTATTGTTATGAGAGTCTTTCTTTATTCTAAACAATAAACAAGCGGCATTACGGCAATCGGACATGCGTTAATCCGCTCGCCACTTACAGACCGTAATGCACACTTGACCAGGCAGGAAAGAGGTTTGCTTGGTGACCTATCTGCATGCTGATTATATAATGCAGACCGTGTAGATTCTCTCTTACACAATATCTATAGTAGATTTGCACTACTGTTTTCTGATGCTTAATCAGGCGAACTCCTACTGTTCGAATAGATACAGGTTTCAACTCTTTGATATAGCCTTTAAGTCATAGACACACTCCGGAGTATGTCTACTGGTTCTTCAGACCAAGTTTTGCTACCACCATTCGTCAATAGTGGATTTACGGTATCAGATAGTCCACACGAAGGTCTACCGTCTCTTCGTTTGCTTCTAACACCACAGTCGTCGAAAGAATGTCAGGATTGTCAGCCGTAGTTATCATACTCACAATATCATGTGGGGATTCCAAGTATAAATAACCTCTACCGTCCCAAGCTGGAACATATCCGCCTCGTAGAATGTTTCGAGACGGAATAGACTTATAATAATAGTGTGCTGGCCGGTAGTGAGCGAATGATACATTAATAGCTGATTGGTGTGTGCCTATGGTAAAACCACCTAAGACTGTTGCCAGTCTCATCACCTTACTAACATATTTTGAATCGCCTACTACATCTAGTCTTATGTTCAAGCCTGGATAGTAGAATTTAGCAACTCTCCTGCTTATATCCTTCAACGTTTGAAGAGATTGAAATTCAGCAACATCAACATAGTCTTTCTCCGATTCAGAACTACCGAAGATACAATTAATTGGTATTGGCTGATTGGCTTCAATACATTCTTCCAAAATAGTGATTGCTTCGGACGGAATAGCTTCATTACCAAGTCTGATTCTCTTAGTCCCATATAAGATATGAGCTATAATCTGACTAAGTGGCAATGATAATTTCTCCTTAGCAAAGTTGCTTTCCAAATCATATAGATATTGGCAAATATGTGCACTGAATGGCGTGTTCCCTTGTACTGTAAACTTCATACTATCTGTTCAACTGTTATTAATTTAGTGATTCTGTAACCTCTTGATTTCAGGAATCTGATTGCTTCCATTTCAGCTTGTGTAATAGGAATCAGATGTTTGTCTTCTTCCGCTTCTGTAACAGCTTCCATTTCAGCTTGTGGCTTAGGTTTGGGAGGTGCTACATAAGTGCCAGCTTTAATAGCCATTCTCTTAGCATATGCATCTCTCTGTATCTTAGCCATTTCTTTCCTACTGATAGTTATCAATTCAATGACTCTAGTCTTATACAAAGGGCCATGTTCTTTCCACATAAATCCTTTAGTATAGATAGCACCGTCAGGTTCAATCACTCCCTGCTTACGCAAAACAGCCATGAAGTTCTCTGGCCTTGGGAAGCCATTCTTCTTCAAATCCTTGACTACATCTGTAATCTTAAAAGGCCCAGGATTCATTGCCTTTACCGTGTTAAAAATCCGAACGATGTCATCGTCGGATATTGACCTCTTTCCCATAATTTCAATAACTTTTAGTGAAACAATTACTCTTTATATATTCTAATTCGAGATTTACGTAGATGTACACGCATTCGTTTAACCTCGGACAGAATCCAATTACGTCTGCATTGATGTAACCATGCAATTACATCTTCGTCAAATAATAATTCTTGACCACAGTAGTATGTGCCACTGTAGTAAGTATCAAGCTTTGGTCTTAATATGTCATGAGGACTATCAGTAACTATGTATTGATAATCCTCACCTCTTATTAATTTCAGCTTCTTTGACTCCTTGCGAAGTTTCTTTAATAACCTTGCTTTCATTTTAATAGTTCCAATTTAGCTACGTCCTTATCATGCCATATCCCAATCCAGAAGTTGTCTACAAAGTTCCTATGATTCATGATGGTATAATTAAGCCTTAAGATATCACTAGATATAAGATAGTAATTCTTCCTATCAGTAGCCTCCAATGTTTCTTTGAGCACTGCGTGCTTGCCAATAATTTGAATATTCCTTGTAATAGCGAATGGTAATGAAATCGCTGCCCCAACTGTTGCTATTGAGAATACAACCTCAACTGCCACTGCAACTCCTCTTAGGTCTTCAGACCCTACTCGCGAAAGACATACACAAATAAGTAAAACAATCACTGCAATAATAAATAATCCCATAAAATTGATATTTAAACGTTAATAATAGTGGACCATCGCGGACTCGAACCGCGGTCTTCACAACTCTAAATAATAAGATTACGTGTGTCTCTATTTTATTACATCAGCTGTTGAGTTCAGCATGTAGGTAGTTTTACTAAGAAGCCGAGTGTTAATTCACCAATTACGTCTCCCTCGTAGGGCTACGACTTAGTTGTTCACAAACTACCAAACTGGGCTTGACCGAACGGTCGCTCCACCACTCCATTTACGTTGGAGAACGTTTCTATTTGTAACCCATAGATAGGTAGTGGAGATTTCAGCTTTACTAACCTTTGGCTTTCAAGTTAAGTGGGCTGCCCTATATGCTTCTTCCCACACCTCTTCTGTTTCTAGGTCTCTCCAATTAACCCGACTTAATCAATGACGTCCACTAATTAAGCCAGCAGCTTAGGCTGCCATTCTGTAAGTAGTGTTTCCACTTAAATTGCCGTATCATTATTAAAGAGTTGGTACGAACTCTACACGTCTTACTACCCAGTCATCATGAATCAATTCCATGTATGGCCCATAAGTGGCATGATTATACTCTCATGCCAGGAGTCTCATTTAAAATAATGAATATAGCAGCCAGTATCCTCCTGTGCCACATTAAGTGGCGTACCCATTATGGACTTGGCAGCTTACGAGTTATTTGTTCCATTTAAAATGGTAAGTTTCCTTCATGTTTCATCCAACTATAAACTACAATTTCATAATCTGGGAAATCGTTGGCAAGTTTAATACAACTGTCAAACGATAACTCTGTTATGCATATAAGAGGGTAATCATTGTCAAGCCATTCTCTAATTACATCCTTATCAGGAATATGCTCATCCAATGACCATTTAAGCTCACGTTCAAGTCTTTCACGTATCGTATTTAATTTAATATGGTCATGTGTTCCATATATAACATTTAATATGTAATACAATAAATGGCTATTGAACTTATCAACATCGCTAATAAGAATATGCCTCTTGGCATTCCTTAAAGAATTAACTGCATTCTGATTCATACACTTATTAATTAAAAGCCCAAGTGTGTTTCACAACATGGCTGGGCAAACTCAAAATACAAAACAAAACTTTAAAATGATTGGAGAGGATGGGAGATTCGAACTCCCTCCGCCAGTTCGCAACTAACCTTCTACCATTAAACTAATCCTCTCTTGGCATTATTAACGCTTCACAGCTTCTTCAAAGTTCTTTACAATCTTCTCTGCCTTCTCACGGGAACAGTCAAGCATGTGCATAGTAAGATGAATGTGTTGTTCACGCATCAAATCTTCTATGGCTCCTTCATTGCCTTCTTCTCTAGCCTTGAGAGCTTTTAATAGCTCTTCTGGCGTTTCAACACCTTCAACATCAGCACCGATAGCTTTGGATACGTCCTTCAGAAACTCAAACAAAGCTTTCTTGCCTTCTTCAACTTTAAATGTAGAGCCTTGTCTCTGGTCTCTCATTTTCATAAGAATGTCAAAGATTTCACGGGCAGAAGCTTCATCATCCTCATTCAGAGTGACAGCATGACGTTCATGAGGTTGGACACGAATAGATTCGTCCTTAACTTCCATAACGAGTAAGTCTTCACCGTCGCCACGAACAATGATGATTTCACGGTCTTTCCTTTCATCATAACCACCACCAACAGTGAAATTCTTGTAAGGAACTTCTTTGCCTTCAGCGGCATCGAGCACATGCCCAAGAATAGTTTCAGCTTCTTCTACGATAGAATCATAGCATGGGTCTTTCTTTGGATTGAAATCAATACCAGCTTTCAGGCGTTCTTGTAATTTCTTCATTTCCTTCTAAATTTAAAGAGTTTGATTTATTAATTATTTGATTAGTCTGGTAAGAACCAGACTCCTATGGCCGCAACAATACCTATAGCTCCGGCTACATATGTAAAATCGCCAGCTGTAGGCAACATGATATTAATAATTACTAATGCTCCAATAGCAGAACTAATTATTATATTGTCTTTCTTATTCTTAGTGAGTTTCATAATTACTAATATTGGTTAAGAGTGACTCCACCGTGACGTGCCAAATCATAGTGAAGTTTCGTCGTAATTTTCAACGACTCATCAGACTCTCTTTTAGACGGAAAGGAGATTATGACATATAATTATCAATAGAATCTCCAGTTGCTGCCCTAATCTGTTCCCATGGAATGTTCTCTTCTTCGCAAAGCTGTTTGGAGGACTGTATCCACTCCTTGGCGAAGTCTATAAAATCACCGCATTCTCTCTTAGCCATTACCATAGCTTCTTTGCAGCTGTAAGCGATGATTCCGGGAAGAAGAGATTTGTCATTGTTAATTGCATGTTTAACTATAGGGCTGTTCTTTATATCCATTGTTTAAAGGTTAGATTGTTGTTACACTGCTGATAATAGAATAATCAATAATGATTGAAAGCATGCCATTTAAATCAGATGTCTCATAAGGAACTTGATATTTGGCAATTTGTCTTTCGGCTTGTTGCATCATGGGCTGGTTAGTTCCAAACCCAAGAAGCAACTTACCTTCACGAGAAGTAATAGATTGATGATTGAGAGTACATGGTATTCTCTGTTTCCTAAATTGTATCTGCGATAACATTGTTACTTAGTTAATAAGTTAGCAAATCCTTTCCAGAAGTAGCGAGGGAAGTGTCCAGTCAGTTGTACATAATTAACTCCTGCTGACACCTTATGTCTAGCTGTAACCTTATGTCCGTCAATGGACATCGTGATTAAGCTGCCAGAAACTGTCACATCACTATCTGACATATCATACAAATCTCCTAAGTCCTTAATAGGAATCCACTTAGATGTAGTTTCATCTTTGTAGCTATTAAGACGAGATTGTAGTTTGGCATCAGAAGGCTGGCCAGTTCTCATATCAATAACCTCACCCTCACAATCTGCAAGGATGAAGTTCTGTGTATAGTTAAAGTATAGTTTCATGTGTACTGAACTTTATATCTTTTAGTTCTTCTAGTTTGTAGATTAATAACATCTACCGAATCAGTACCTGCCTTTACGTAAACCTTACCAGATATCTCTTTGATAAAGTCATTCTCTGATTTACCTTCAAAAGTTCCGATAAGGCATAGTGTTACTCCATTGACAAGTACTTTGGTAAATTTATCAACCTGTATAGGAGCCAAAGGTATTCCTTCTTCTCTTACATGGTTAAATGCCTTAGTGTAGGCTCTATACCTCGCAAGACGATGTTCATAATTAGCACCTTTAGAGGGATAGCTAGCAAGTACTGAAGTATCCTTAATTACCACATACTCTTTACCAGGCAATCCACCTTCATACCATGATTTAGATATTACTTTGATACCGGATTTTACTAATAACCATTTGTCTACAGCATCACATAAACGCTCTTTACCACATGTCTGTAACAATATGGGTATTAAGTTACGTTTAAGCTCTCTGTATTCCTCTGCTAATTTATTAGTCATAGATAAGTTGGCAGTTAACCTACTCACTGCCAGGTTTTAAAATATGGAAATCTCACACTCCTTTGGTTACTTAAAGATTATTGCAGACGTGATATTAACGCGGATGTTCTCTTTAGAAGAGATATATTTATTCCACAGGTCAGTCACAACCTTTTGTTTGTCCTGACCACGCACAGACAGCAAACGATTACGACCACTCGTATACAACGGAAGTGTGCTTGTAGATACTTTGTTCCAGAAGTCGTCAAGAGTATCTAATTTATGCTTCTTATCAAGAACAAGATAAGCTGTTACACCACCAATCATAGATGCATGGAGTAATCCTTTAGTGTACTTCTTGTACTTGAGTGCAAGTCCTGTAACCTCATCAAAGGTAGTTTCATACTTTCTGTACATGTTCAACAAATCTTGACGAGTCAGACCAGTCCCTCTAAGTCTGTGAAGAGCGCCAGCATCAGCCAAACCTTTCAAGCCCTTGGTCAAAGCGTAATATTTAGCCACAATGGAAGCTTTCTGGGTAGGATTAGTAATGCCCATGATTCCAAACACATCACCTGCACTTCTTGTTTTACCAGTATCTATGGTAGTCCAAGTTTCGTGTTTAACACCTTCTATGAGCACAGTTTGAAATGGAACACCTGCCTGTATGCACGCTGCTAGACGATGATAGCCGTTATCAGTAAGACCTTTATCATTTATAATGATTGCCTCACCGTTCAAATGCCATTTACCTTCAGACATTTGAATAGCATACTTGTTGATATTGTCTCTAGAAATAGGCCGATTGTGCAAATACTTTGACAATAGTACTTCTGCATCTTTCGGTGTGATTTCTACTACACTGAACTTGAGAGATGATTTTAATGTCTTCATAATTAATCTAATGAGTTACCTATACACTCACGAGGTTTTAGTGAAACGTTAATAAAGAACTAATTAGTTTCAGTCTATTGACTTACTTATAGCATCGCCACGTAAAGGCTTAGTCATGATGCCACTCCCGTCACGGGAGGATATGCTGTAATAAAACGAACAAAAATATTATTACAAGTAAAGGAATCCACCTTCCTGTGCCACACTCCTTTGCCTTATCTCACGATAAGACATCTCTCCAGTATTAAAGGAAGATACTGTTTGGTATAAGAGATGCTCTGCATTAGTCTCCGGGCGTACCCATTATGGTGGTAGATTATATTATTCCTACGAAAGTAATCACGCAATAGTTTTACATTTACTCACCTTTAAGATGAGTTCTTGGTCTTCAGGGTCTTTCTCTAACTGACGTTCTAATCCTTTCATGTAATTGGAACGTTCGTAGCCAGTAAGACTGAATCCTTGCCAGTTCTCCAGACACCATGCTACATAGAATGGATTGAAGTAACAGACATCTTTCACTTTCTGATTCTTATATTTGCCAATATTAAAGAATCTCCACGAGCTCATTCCTATAGCTGTGGTATATCTATTGTCAACTCTATGACAATCATCGTATTTACTCATAACTATGTACACTTTACCTATTCAGTGTGAGGTTTTAGTGATTGATACCTGAAACTTACGTACAGTCGGTTTCTCATGCCGAATGCTTCTCTCTTTAATCAACAGCTTGCTAACTCTGCGCACAGTGTTAGTAACCTATCTAACATACTTCTATACGTAAGAAACAGGTGTCTAAAATTATGAAATATGTAGACTCCTGCTTTAACGCGTGAAACAGGAACGTCTTAATTTGGGCAATACATGCATTATGTCCATTTTGCACGTAAAGGATTCCAAGCATTTGCAACTACTTAGAAGAGCTAAACCCTGTGATGTTATCGGTGTGAGGAATAGATGTCTATAATCTCTTTGTAAAAGTCTCTACGACCTACGAGATAGTCATCTCCCCAATACTCTACTACCTTCTTAAGACCTTCAATCACTTGATACATAGTAGCACCATTACTGAAGTATGTTAACAGCTCTAAATGTCCATGTATGTCCTCTTTACACAAATGCATCCACTCATTGCCGATTGGATTGTAAATGCATAATATGCTGTTAGTCAAAGGTCTAGCCGGACGTAGTTTAATTCCGCTTGGATGAATGTATTCGAATACCATAAGTACGTATGTTTTGATGATTAGACTTTGTGCCAGTCTTTACAGCGCTGGCTTTCTGTTTATTTCTTTATACTTTATAGCTAATTTTTTATTCTCTTCTGAAGATAAAGATTTAATGCTATAAGTACTAGTGGCTCTACCTAAGAAATAATTATACTCTTCAATACGAATAGTAAATTCTGTTTCTGTGCAGGTCATATCTATGAGCTTCCCATCCAAATGAGTCTTGGAATGCTCAACAACTTGATGTAAGTATGCAAGAGCTTCTTCAGAAGTGTGGAACTGCTTACCATTGTCAGTTCCACTTGAAACGAATGTGTATATCATAATGTAAATGATTTTAATTGTTATTTACTTCCAGATAAGTTTAGAGCCTTTGGAATATGCTGCATAAGATTCATCATTAAGTACTACATATAATGAATCAAAGTCGTCTTTGCTTTCATTAAATGCATCCTCAATGTCCTTCTTATTGTCAGCTTCCTTGACTATTGTCTCTTCGTCTGGGTCAAAGTTCTCTCCTATTAAAGTGTACCAAGTACTTGGTAATTTCCCACAAATTGCATCAATTAGAGCATCTGTGAAATCGTCTTCGATGTAGTCCATAAATATATATTATTATTGTCAACTCGAATAAAAGGTGAGTATGTATATCTATCACAGACCTACATACTCTTAATAATATTCATTTTACACATTCAAACGGTCTGAACTACGTACTTTAGTACTTTATATCTAGTCCCACTCCAAGTGGAGATTTGTTCAAGCAAATAATAGCCTACTGCTTCCTCAAACAGGGGATTTGTCAGTTTATATCTTATACCATTATTTGCATGAATTGCATCGTTCCGATTACGTCCAAATACAGTTCTTAGTTTTGATTTCTTCGCTTTCATTTCACTATTCGGCTAACTACATACTAACAAATATATCTGAATAAGCATGATAAAAAGAAAGACACAAATAGACTTTCTAAATGTGCCTTTCAATAAGAAGTACTTTGTTATTCCTTGCAATATGCAATAACATTGACGTTCATTTGCGAGCCGTCCCTTGCGACGCTTTCAAACGTTTCTATCGCCTTTGCGGTTACCTCTGTGCCCTGTAAATCTGCAAGACATTCGGCAATAGTTTTACTTTCAAACATATTGAAAATACATTTGTCTTTGTCCGCCTCTGGAAGAATGTCAACCGGTGTAATACGTTTGCCGTTCTCCCTGTCATTGAAAGACCGGAACAAAGAGTTTATAGATACGTTTCTTGCCACTCCATTGACCTCAACGGCAACTTGAAAGAATGTATTACCGTTTACAACTCCCTTTGTGATTGTTCCGTTAAATTCGTTAATTTCAGCGGGAAACTTCAATTTGTCGCCTACCTTGATAGAATCAGGATTCACACCTAAACGGTTTAAAGCCGCTGCAATTTCGTTCTTGCTTGCTTTCGGTAACTTCTTGTTAACTTCTTGTAATTCTGCTAAATTCATAGTTTAATAATTTATTAGTGAAACAATATAGAACGGGCTTATTTGCCCGTTCTGATTAGCTTTTAAATTAGATTTGCTTTAATTTCTTCACATTCTTCACGTGTGATTATACAACTCGTAGCATTAACTAAAACATAACCGTTTGAAAGATAAGTAAACATAACTCTAATAATTTTAAAATGAATATTATAAAGCAAAACCAAATGATATAAATTTTTTGATTTTCTCCAAACATGGGTGAGGGGTGTGAAGGGTAACACGACTGTCGTATCCGCAATATACACAAATCTTGCAATATTCACCTAGCATCCGAGTTGGCAATATATAATATGACAACCCACCCCGGGAGTGGGAGGGGTGTGATTTTGAGCACCCGTACTTGTGAGTTGGCAATATATATTAATTTCTATTCATCTTACTAATTGCAAGCAAGCCCCGCAGGGGCGCAGATTGCCACAGCGCGTCATGAAGTTCCGAGTTGGCAATATACTTAATATTAACTGTGAATTTGAGTTGGCAATATATAATATATATTAATAATTATATTACCATTTGGTAATATTGAAATATATAACTAATTTTGTATTGTCAAATTAAATAGTAATATATTTGCGAACTTAAATCGCAGAATTTAATAACAATTAAAATTTATAACAATGGCCAAAGAAGTTAAAGACTTAACAAGTAAAAAAGTAGATGAAGTAAAAATATTAAAGACTAGTTTGTCAGAATGTCCAGTAAATACTGATTTAGGATGTAATGAATCAAAGGCAACTAACTGGGTGAAGTTAGACAATAAAACAACAGATGTAAAATTAGAATTATTAAATAAATTGCAAGACGGACTAGCTAATGGAGCTGGTATTGAATATTTAATGCAACTATCTTGCATTTATAATAACATTCGCTAATAATGAGACATATTGATAGAATTAATAAGCAGTATGAAGAGAAGGAAGTTAAATTGCTATACGATAAAGCTGTAGCATTAATGAATCTTCTTAGTGATGAGGAATATGAACAAGTAATTACAGACAATGCAGATATATTTAAATTAGCATCTCATCCCGAGAAGGGTGAGTTCTATTTGCAAGATAAGCACAACTTAGTCCAGATTGTAGATATATTTAGTAAATTTATCAAAACTAAAGGTCTATCTAAGGACGAATTTAAAATAATGACTCTAGATGAAGTTAAAGAGTATATGGTTGATGTTATTAATGATATCACATCATTCGAACCAGATGAGCTATTCACGATAGTAAAGAACTTAGAGAAACTTCAATGAAACTAGAACAGATACCAGGTGATTATGATAATGTAGACCAGAGAGCTCTAGAATTATTAGAGACTAATGACTATGAATTAGCAGAGTATATGAGGGATTATATAAAGGAATTATATGCTAACATACATATGAGAGACTTCTATATTAGAAACCTTAAGGATGAAATACTTCATACACTCAAACATAGAGACTCTATAAGTGGTGAGGAGCTATTACAAATACTAAATAAGGTAGCTCCATGGGATATGGAATATGATGGCAGATGGCAAACTAGAGACTATTTAGCAAGAGCAAAGGCTAATCAATGATAACACAAGAAGTAGAATTAATAGAGGAAGCATTATATAGGAATGCATACATATATCCAGGCTGGAAGTATTACCTACCTGGATTACTAAAGACAATATATTTATGAGAGGTAAAGACATAATAGTAACATTCAATGAGCCTTGGTATAATGACTATAACAAACGATTATACACTCAATTATCCGAACAAATGATTAGAGAAGAGATTGAGAGAGTGCATAAAGAACCAATCATTACTAATACTGCATTTGATATGGCAGTAGACAAGGCTTTCTTAGAGTTACTGCATGACAACAAGGATTTAATTAATATTACAGAACGATACAAGAACCATGAGTAAAATAGCAACAGAATTAGAAGCTAGGACTATAGGGGGGGGGACTCTCTCGGTAATTGATAACAAGTGCTGTACTAAAGCCAGGGCACTTGAATTAGGATGTCAGATTAAAAGTGGATTTAGTTATACCGATAATCAGTTAGTGGAGTTAGAAGGTATAAAGGCAGCTATAACTGCTCCAAATGTAATCCTTCATTATGGTTGGGAGGATATGCCAATTAATAATATACAGCAATTTAGAGTACGTTTCTCATTTGTTAATCAGAGTTCAGTAGATGGAGAACCATTTAAGTATTCTGATAATACTACTTACTTTACAATTACTCCAAGATTAGAGCAAGGAGAACAAACGTACACTAAGACTTTAGCAAACCCTCTTAAATATTACTTAGAGAAACTAGCACTTCCTAACCAAGACCCATATAATACACCTGTTTGGATACGTTTTGAGGGATACATGATGCTTAGGCAAGTGTCTAAAATTACATTAGCAGTAGATTCTCAATCTGAGAATTGGGCAGAAGGAGTAACATTCCCTTCATCTGGAAGGTGGGTCAAAATGAATAATTCTGGTAGAGTATTTAGATTTACTGGTGGGGAAATAGACCTAAACATAGAACTGTATACAGCGTCAGCGCAATGATTAAAGTAACTGATAATAAAGAAATAAAAGAGACAGTCTTAGCAGGACTTAAAAGGAATAAAGAGAAATATGGTAAGAAGTACTGCCCATGTTCCTTAGTAAGAGATGAAGATACAGTATGTATGTGTAAAGAGTTTAGGGAAATGGAAGAAGGAACTTGCCATTGCCAACTTTATGTTAAAACTAAAGACTAATAATTATGGATGAATTAAAGAACCAATTAGCACAGTATTTATGTAGCCAAATTCATAATGGCACTAAGGATTTGATTGAATTAATTGAATCAGAAGACCTTATTAATGAACAGTGGTATAAGAACTGGAAGGAAGAGATGAGAATCTTACTACAGGAGAAGTAATTATGATAATACTTAGTGGGAACTGTCCTAGGCATCATAATGCCATTATGTTGGAACTTACAGACTTTGATGATAGTAAAATTTCCTATCTAGCTAGAATATCTAGAGGACATCATGTTGATACTCTGTTAGTTCCTAGGGAATATAAAGATACATTTGAATCTACAGAACTATATAAAGTATTACTGCCTAATATTAGTATAGGCGGTGTGCAATTTGCTAAAATATACTATTATGATTGATGTTAGAAGGACATTAGAGAATTTACATCAGATACTTCCAAACTTATCAATAGAGGACTTATTTAGAGTTCTTGATAACATAGTAGAGATTCCACAATTTAACGTAGGACAGACAACTACTATACGTAGAGATGATAGTGGCTGGAGACCATATGACACAGGTACATTTATATCTTATGCTAGTAATGGAATAACACTTAGTGATGAAGGAACTTGTAAATAATTGGAATGAGAAGCATCCCGAATACGTATTGGTACACGGGATGTATTCTTATGTAGACAACGGTCAGTCTAAGGATATGCACATGCTTACTATCTTTAATAAGGATAATGAATGTATATGTGAATATAAAGGAGAAGATTTTATTAAGTTGTATAATACATTAGAAGAAGAATGGGAAGATGCTTAATGTTAATATAATAGTAAGTGAATTATGGAGAATAAATTAAACGTACCAAAGCTGGAATATAAAACAGGAGAGCCTATGTGGGTTCATTGGGATAATAGATACGTATTGCGTGGAGGACATATACTAGGAAAATGCCCAGATGAGAATTTGATAACCACAGTGGGCTACTTGGCATATATGGACGACAAATCAATAATATTGGGAAGAGGTATTGAGAATCATTGTGATGAGGACGGTACTCGCAGAGTAAAAGATACAATACACATACCAATGAGCTTAGTAGCTAGTTTTGGAAGTTTTGATTGATGAACTATGATAAATGAGGAGTATAATAAATGGCTAATCCTTTACTTTGATATGCAATCTATAAATTTACAGTTCAATTGTAATGATATAGCATCATCACTAAAGGCACAAAGAGATAAGATAAAACAATTCTGTATTGACTGTCTAACAGGGGTAAAACATCAGGCTGACAGCTTTCTATTTGACACTAATGCTCATATATTCTCTACTCCTAAAACTAGAGGACTGTTGTTCTCATATGAAGAATATCCCATTCTTGATACTGATACTACTAAAGTAGTTGACGGAAAGTATCCCTTAGACTATGCTACTGAAATAATAGAATCTAATTTGGATGATATCATTGACTATATAGTACAATCGGGAACAGAAACATACAATGATAGAACCAGTAGAGGATTTGGGAATAGGTGGAGTCCTTATAATGAGGAGGAACGTAAACAAGTAATTAAACTGTTTAACTCTGGAACTTGGTATGATACACTTGGGTCCTTAAAGCATTTATATTATGAAAGAACCCCCAAAGGCTTAAGAATGTGTAACCTGACTGGCGAACCCTTACAAGCCAATGTTCTAGAACATATAGAAGATATTATTTTGAACATAAAAGACCATTATGAAACATTTGCCGTTGTTCCTAGAGGTAAATCTAAATTACAAGTTTATATGACAATTAGCAATGGAACAAATGGAGCTGAAGGATGTATCATTAATCCCATGGAAGATGTGCTGAATGTACTTAAGGACTTACGGAAATACAAAGGAGTAACTTGGTCACAGCTACTGGAAGTTGGGATAGATAATGCAGATGATTTATATTGGTGGTACGTGACATTCTCTATAGACACTACAGCTATATAATAAATTGATACCAGCCAGTAGATGCTAGGCACAAAGCCTAAGATAGTTTTTACATCTTCGTCTTGGTGGTCTACGCCAGTGCGCTCTGACGTATTCTCACTTACCGAGACGGAATCTTATTATAAACAACAAAGCCCGAACTTAGTTTAATTACTAGGCTCGGGCTTTATTATATCAACCTGTTATGTATTAATTTTAATTACTTGTCTAGAATAGTCAGGCAAGTCAAGTATTTTATTACTTTGGTCAAATGTAGAAGCTGTATTCTGCAATAGGAGTCTTTTAGTTCCATTCGAACCAATTGCATACCAATTTGAATCTACATATATTAAATCAGTAAGAGTATATTCACCTAGTGTAGATGTAGTCCAATTATTACCCCTATCTGTAGACACACTCTTCATATTATTTCCTATAAGCATAAATGTATTAGTCCCAGCTTCATTTGCATACAAACCTTTAGTCAAAGCAGTTAGTTGTGGTCTAGTGGTTGCAGCAGTCCATTGAGTTCCAGTTGGGTTAGTACTAACGTATGTATAATTACTTGTAGTGCTATATACTACACTTCTTGGCGAAGAATGAAACCCTTGTATTACTGCACTTGGTGTAAACATTCCTGGAGTATAATAAGTAAGAGAATCCGGTAAAGATGTAGCTATGAAGGTATATATTCTAGCTCCTCCCTGATACGATGCCCCAACACAGCAGTAATCATAAGGCCCAGTTGATATGCTACGGACTGGACCTACAACACTACGCTCCTTTACTGTACCGTCATCATACACTATAATAACATAGTTCTTACCGTCTCCTCCTGCTCCTTTATAAAATACCCAGCCAGTAGAGAATCTAGCCAAGTGAGCATAACCATAAGCTTTTACAGTATCTTTGTATTTTAATTCCCACTGTTTGGTAGACTGATTAACTACATACAATCCTCCAAGCATAGACAATGCTCCAATTGCTTCACCTCCTCCAGCTATGTATATAAAATCCTCATGGCCGTCTATAGCTGGAATTTGAGCATAGGTACCACCGCCAGCAAAGTATAAACTACCTGTCTCCGCATTAATAAGGAATAAGTCTTTATTTACAACTATATCTTCTTCTTTAACTAACTGGTTAGACCTATAATTATTAGGTTGTTTAACTACCTGTCCCCATAAGGACAATAGTAAGTCATAATAGGGACAATACCCCCCCCCTTCCCATAATCTATTGACATTCCAGTCAATTCATTCAATTTGTCTTCTGTTACTATTTTACTCATTATTATATTTAGATTTGATGTTAATCATACAAGACTAATACATCATGTTAAGATTAATTATCTACTTGCTATATTAATAATAATCTGTATATTTGTGATATGTTTAACCATTAAATTTATAAGATTATGCCATTAGTAACAATTCCACTCCGATTATTTGGTAAATCACTTAAAGAGTATAATTTCTCTGTATTTACATTACCTGCTACTTTTAAACCGGTAGAGGAGTTTGGTATGCTTTATGTTTACTTCTATAAGGATGAAACTACTACTAGATTAATTTATTGTGGTAAAGATACCAATATTCCTCAAAGGCTAGAAGACCACGAACGTGATGACAGAGATATTATAGAAGCATCAAATTACATAGGCGTTATATACTATGCTGATTATGAGCAACTCAAAGCTGATGAAGTTGATATATTAGAAGGCAACAACTTCGAGAAGAACATTCAGCATAATTGTTGAATTATTTCCATTGGGACAGAATGGATAGGATGCCAGTTCATCCCTCCTTCTGTTCTCATAAAGACATAATTATCTTCTTTATTGTACACCATTATAGTACTGTTGTTACTTTTAAATAGTGCTGTAACTTTTACTTGCCCGTCTTCTTTAGTCATTACTCCACATTCTAAAACGGGATGTTCCTGCACTTTAGTCCATTTATTATCCATATTAATTCATTTAATTATTATCAGTTGTATATCTATATGTAAAGTTATTGATTATTAGCCAATTAAACTAATGCAAGAATGTTAAGTATTGTTACTTGGTGGTATATAATCATCTGGTACATCATGCGGTTCACGTGGGTCTTCAAACCAAACTCTATCTACTTTGTCCAGTTCTGCACATACTTCCTCTGCTGTCATTTCTCCTGCATTGAATTTGGCAAATAAGTCTCTGGTAAATTCACTGTACTCTCTATTACTCATTTCTATCATAATTCATTCCTCCTATTAATGCTGTACCTACTGCTGTAGGATATATAAAATATCTACCTGTCAATGCATTCCATACTCTCTTAGGATGTTTCATATTTAAGTACTTAGTTATAAATGCATGTTCATTACCAGATTCAGAGAACTCCTTAAGCATCTGCTCTAAAGCTTGTCTGCCTGGATATTCTTGTCCTGGTTGTAATCCTAACCTCTTACCTAGTTCCATTGTATTAGCGGCTGCTTCTCCTCCCTCAAACAAGTATTTATAAGTTTCTAAGTCCGGAGCTTCATTCTCTGGAATTAATAACTTCCTAGTTTTAAAGTCGTAAAAATCAGTAGTATTAGCCTTACGTTTAACATGTTCAAACAAATTACCTCTTATTGGCATCCTGTCCTTATCAGCCATTCCATAATATCCTCTATGCAAGGTTTCATGGTATGCAGTTGGATGTAAGTTATAATGCTTATTATATTGTAACATGTCATTTGAAGGATTAGGGTCTAAATACACTCTACCAGCAAACTCCCCATTAGGATAAGTAATCGTTTCATAATCTGGCGTTACTTTAACTCTAGCCCTCTCTGCGCCATTTGGGTATGGTGTAAAATGTTCATATCCTAATCTCTGCGCTAGTCTCTTATTATACAAATCAGTCTCCTTCTTAACATCCGATTCCAAGAAATCTATAGCTTCCTTAGTTCCCTTATCTACATCACTATATATCTTATCCATATTCCAACTTCTATCTGGATTAAGATTAACCTCTAAATTCTTAGCGGGATATTTATTAGAGGCTAGCGTATTAGCTCCTTTCTTAGACACTCTACCATTCTTCAAGTCATCTCTAAGACTAAAGATTACTTGATTATTAGAATATCCATTATCATATACATTATTAAAGACTACTCCATCTGCATTCATCTTATCTGCTGCCCGCTCTAATGCTGCTCTGTTAGGTACATCACCTACAGTAACTATTGGCCTCTCCAACTCTAAGTCTCCTTCTACTCTGTAAGGTCTCTTGGCAAATCTCTCTCTAGCCGCAGCTGCCTTCTCTGCCTTACCTGGTATAGAGTGATTAGCTGCTGTTCTAGGATTGCCTAACTTACCTTGATACCATATACCAGCTTCAGGAGCACCTTCATGAATAGCATCCCACCTTTCTGGGCTGTATAATGTTAACTTAGTAGGAGCATCAGTATCGTGTACTACATGTATGGATTGCCTAGGTCCCCAACCTACGTTGTTAGGTAGCATATTATTAGGAGTAGCTAAATGCTTAGATTGCCTTTTAAACTCCTTACCAACTGCACGTTTAGCCATTTGCTTACCTGCATATCTACCTGCCATAGATGCACCTTTACTAAGTAAACTACCTAATCCTGTTGCTAGTGTAGCATAGTCTGTAAAGGTAAGGATTCCATTTAAATTATGCAAACCTTCTTCATACTTCTTTGCTTGCATATAATCATCATATCCTTTACTAGCTGCTTCATGTGCTTGTTGATGCTGCCAAGGACTTTTAGCATCAGAGGTTACTGTAGGCTGTTCGGATTGCCCATATATGTTTATCATGGACTGAATATGTTCAGCTGGAGTAGCCTTTCTAATTCTATTCGGAATATTAGGTCTGTAGTCTCTAATTGCATCTCTTCTAGCTATACCATGTGGTGGATTTTGATATTTAATAATCATACCATTCTCACCTTTAGGAATACCATTATATACTCCAGTAAGTACTTTAGCATAATTAGTAGCTTCTGCATATCTTCTCTTACCTTTATTAGAACCAGTAAGCTTAGCTACAAACTTATTAATATCATCATTCTCATCAAAGTCATATAGTCTCTTTAAGAATTGTACCTTATCTGCTGCATACTCATCCATAGAATTATAAGACCTAAACTTCTGCTTAATAGCTTCACCTTTAGCATTCTTATCATTACCAGTTACATAATCACCTTTCCATGAACTACCAGTAGTTAAATTGCCAAAGTTGTACTTACCTTGTGCAGACTTACCCCAACTAGATTCTAATGCGTCTTGTGCTAATAGCATTCTAATTGCATTATCATTAGTAATACCTGCCTTCTTATAGGCATTAATAAGTTCTGTAGACCATTGCTTTCTGTTAGTGTATGGACTCTTCCAAGTTGAGTTGGCAGTAACAGGTTTATTGGTAACAGGTTTACTAGCTACTGGCTTATTAATTACTGGCTCTACTGTAGGATTATTAGCTACTACATCAGTTTCATTAGCATCTCTTACTGGAACTACTAATGCTTCTGGTTTATCGTAAGTTGTGTTGTAATTATACTCACTAAATGGATTAATAGGATTAGTAATATCAGTGTAATCTATTGTAGGATTACTTACTGGATTATAACTAACAAATCTCATTCCTTGTTGAGCTTTCTTGATTCGCTTCTTATAGGTTGGGCGACTTGATTTGATGAACTTCTTACGCATGTCCCTTTTACCGTTAATCTCTTCTTGTTTCTTTAACAGAGGGGACTTCTTAAAATCAAATCTTCCACCATGTGCCATAGTTACTAATTCTGGATTTCTAACAGACTTACCTTCAATCCATATAGGATTAGATTGCTGTAGTATAAACGGACGACCTACTTTATCCATTAATGCAGCTTGTTTAGTAAGCCTAACTTGGTTAGCAGTATTAGGAGAATCATTCCACCTCTTAGCATAGTCAGCAGGATTAAATTTCCACATATCTTGAGAAGTCTGTCTTAATTTACCTTTGCTCATTTGAAACTTAACCAAGTGTCCAGCGACATCATCAATAGGACCTATATAATCAGTTCCTGGCTTCCTAAAGGTCATGAACTCTTTATCTCCCATACGCATTACTGGTTGGCTAATAGGTTTGATATTACTAGTAGCTTTATTAAAGAACATTCTTTTAACTACTGGATTCTCATCAAATATATATTTAGCTAATAGATTCCTACCTTCTAAATTTCCTCCACCTAGTATTGAAGAACCTGTGTAGTCGGCTGGCATTGTTTTTATATCTTGCAAACTTACTGATGCATTACCGTTAGTTCTCTTGGCAGCTTTATAAGCAGCCACTTTTTATGGTAATTTCTCTACCTTAGATAGAAATGGAGTAATTCTGTTAGCTGTTGCCATTGCTATATTAGAAGGAGTCCTTGCTTCCTTATTAAATATCCAATGATTCTTGTTAATAGGATTCCAAGCTAAGTCAGCGTCACCTTTAATTGATTTAGTTATTAACTTGTCCTTTCCAATCTTATATCCTTTAGCACCACCATACCAAGCTCCTGGATTAGTATAAACTCCAATTTCGGACGGAATGCCAGTTTTATCTTCCAACCAGTTACCCCAGCCCCCGGTAAGCTTATCCACAGTCATATTACCTAAAGCTCCTACTACAACAGCGGCTGGAGTTGTTACTAATGCAGCACCAGCTGCTGAAGGAAGTATAGTTCTTTCTATTCCAGCACCAGCTGCTGAAGGAAGTATAGTTCTTTCTATTCCAACTAAAGGATTAGTCTCATTGGACATAGAAGCCCTGAATCTGGCTTTAGCTCCTTTAATAGGATGCCAATAGTCTCTATTTCTTTCAGCAGCTGACCTGGTATCATTAGAAGGTTCTCCACCTAAATCTACAATGGAATACTGTCTAGGTTTAGCTTTAATAGGTTCATGAATTTCTGGCCTAACTACTTTAGTATTATCGGACTCTATGGTGTTTCCTTGTTGTAGTTTAGGTATTACTTTCATTATTTATTCGATTTATCGTTATTGGTGAATCTCTTCCATATTCCTGTTACTGAATCTATGCCAAGCAATCCCATACAACACAACAGGACTGTGTCTATCATTAATGGGGCTTGAATTACGTTTATTGCACAGTATATTAACACTCCCAAGCAGACAAACCACCCTACTACTCCGCAGAGTCTCTTAGATGATATGCCAGAGTGGGATGTGAATACTTGCTTTAAGAATGTTACAAACTTCATTATATAATTACATTTATAGAAATATTAGCTGTGTCACCTCCTATATATGCCTGATTTATTGGTATTTCAGTAGTTACCCAGATTGGCATACTGCGTTATTTGTTACACTATCTGCATCTACAGTCACCCTGTATGTACTGAAATATCCAGTGAACAATAATTTAGAGACATTAGTTAAATCAGTTGGTAAATTAAAGTGGAAGTTTCTGTCAAAGAAAGTTGCCCCTTGATAGTCTAGAGTTCCAGACCTAGGAATTGTTATAAACCCATCTGGAACTCCATCTATGTAAACATCTGCTACAAAGTCATAGGATTTAGACGTAAGCCCAGAGTTAGTTATTGAAACATGTATATTGAAGTCATACTGGAATGTTGACAACTGTATATCCTCTTCCTTAACTAACTGATTATTAGCGTAATTATCGTTAGTTTCAAGTCCGAAGAACTCTACTCTATCTCTAGTGGCACACTTGGTTGGAGTATTTGTACCTCCACCAGCTAAATTAATTAAATATTGTTCTGTTGCAATTTTATTTGTCATTTTAAATACTTGCTATGTATTGTTTATACACATAACGGCAAGTAGACCCTGTACTGGCATATTCTGATTAGTTCCTATAACAAGTCTATCTGTTTCATAATTAGAATAGCAATTCATATTCTTTACATTATTTAATAGGAATGCTACGTAAGTATTACTTCCAATCACACTATTGCCAAACAAAGCTACATTTCTTATAACACCTGCTATAGGGTATACCACCATGGATGAAGCAGGAATATCTGGTGTAGCCGATGTGCTTTGACCATACATACTTGTGATTGATATACCCATTGTAGTGTCTGTAGTAGTGTTATTAAAGAATATTAGGGTGCTGCCGCTTAGTGAACCGTTTAATAAATCTATAGCGTCAGCAATACCCCCCCCCGACGGTAGGTTATCATTGAACTGTTGCTTAGTAATGCATCTATTGTTCGCAACTCCGTCTAAGCTCAAGCCTTCTGCTCTGGCTTCAGCTGCTGTTACTAATTCATTAGTGCTTTCCATTATTCTTGATATTCTCTTAAATTACCAATTGTTACTTCAAATTCATCTGATTTCATGTAGGGTGATACATCTGCATCTTTAGCAGCTTCGTTCAAACAGAACATGTCTGAAGGAAACGATAGTGCCTTTACCCTTATTTGCTTAAGTAGTCTGGAGTGTTTGGCTTTAGACCAAACCCAGACGTCAAATATAAAATTTCTCATACTGCGATTAATGTACTTTAATTCTTAAATGTTAAGAATTACTAAGTGTAGAAGCAATCCACTTTTGATTGGAGCCTTTGTTAAGGCTAAAGTGCTGTAAACCACCTTGACTTACATTTACGTATAATGTGAACAAATTAGCTAGTGGAATTCCGACTATTGTCACACTAATACATGTTGGCGTACCATTAGATACTCCATAATACAGTAACTGAAATGGGACCATGTCTGTCATATTAGACTTCACAATCTCCATTACAGCACTATCAGCACTGTTAACCTCTATATTACTACTTCTACCTGGATAAATCAAATCTTGTGTTGTTAAAACTAGGGTCTGAACCCCCCCATAGACTTGAGTGCATCATTCACTTGTTTAGTGGTAGGGCATTTGTTGTCTTCATTTTGAATTAAAGCCATGATTGTTATTATTTAATAATTCTACGTTTAATTTGCACACCTCTCTTAGCTATTAGCATAGTATTACTTCTTTTGTTGTTAGCATTACTAGCGAAGGTATTATGCAGTTTAGCTATCTCGTCATCACTAAGGGTATTAAACCCTGAAGGTATTTTAGCTCCCTTAGTTCTCATCTCCTGAATATCTGTACCTTTTAATTGCCTATTAGGGTCAATATAATAATTACCATTCGCATCTTTCATATTTACATTGGCTCCTCTAAATCCCCACGTGTCCGCATGTCTTTCATTAGGTTGGGAGCTGTACACTTGAGACTCTAATGGTGTAGAGGATTCATAATCCACTCTGTTATTAATACCAGGATTGGCCTTTAATATCTGCGGATTATTATCTCCAACCATGTGTCCAATACCTTCATGCCAAGACACATCGCTAAATCTTCCAGAGAATGGGAATGAAGGAGCATTGTATGTGTATTGCAATCCTGCTGGATATGCTGCTCCCTTATTTTGTCTCATAGCTACTTGGGCAGCTTGAGTCACATTACCAACCTTCCCTTTATATACATTTGGATTAGAATAGAACTTAGAAGGTTCTACATATTCTGCCCTGTTAATTTGGTCAGTAATGTTAGCAAGGTTAGATTCATTAACTTGAGATTGATACTTAGGCTGTTTAGCACGTTCTTTATACCATTCTATAGCAAAGTCTTTCATCCCTCTAGTTTGGGCTTGATATCTCTGGTCCTCTGGCAATTTATAATTCTCTTTAGGATTAGGTCTTGCTACAGCTCCCTGTTGTGCCCTAATAATCCCTCTTCCTTTAGTTGAGATTCTCATAATATCCATTTAAGCCAACCGTAGCTGAAAGTCTTCCTCTTATATTCTGGATGTTCAGCCGCGTATCTAGCTTCTCTTTCAAATGATATGTTTCTATAGGCAGTGTGAGCATTGCCACTAGCTAGTAATTTAATAAACCACTCTATTACATACCATAAATAGAAGAATACTATTCCCATTTCTAATATCTGTTTCGTGTGAGTCTTCTCATGTGTAACTGTAGCTTGACTCATTCTCTTTATATAATCCTCACTTCTAGTAAACATAATAGCACAAATATTCATAAATGAATATCCTTTTACCGGAAGTAACGGATTGATAAAGAATAGCAATCCTTTAGATTTGTCGTACTTAAATTTCATAGTTAATGCTTCCATTTAGCGGCATTTCTAGCGAAATTAGCTCTCTTCTTCTGTAACGGAGTCGCATTAGGATTGTTAAGTACAGACCTAGCATGTTCTTGAACACTCTGTCCAGCTTTCTTAGCTGATGCCGTAAATTTGCCGCGATTCTTCTTCTTAATATGAATCTTGCTTCCATTTTTATCTTTCCTTACTAACTTACTACCACATCTAAACATGGGAACCTCTTCTAGGTCCGCATCATCGAGTAACTCTTTCAGAGCCTCATTAATTCTTGATAATTCCTCTGCGTTAAATTCCATAATTAAATTACATGTTAAATCACTTTTTTATTCACAAAGGTATTGCTAAATTTGCACATTATCAAACAAATCAGATGAATTAATGATTTAAGGTGTCAATGTAAATAAGTAATAAAGAAACTAAACTATTATTAATCTCTAACCTTTAAATCAGTAGATTAATGTTATTGGGCAAACTAAAAGAGGTGTACAGGTGGATTGACAGTTGGAGTTCTGGTGTTAAGACGATAGTCATTATAATGCTTGCATTCTTGATGGTAGAGCTTCATTTCTCTTCACACACTAAAGCTATTTTAGAAGATTATAGACAGGCAGCTGTTACGGAGAAGGTATTAGCTGAGAAATATACAGAGATGATTACTCCACAAGTTAACGGGCACATAGAGCATATTCTTATGGAAGATAAGGATGCGTCGAATGTCTTGTTATTGAATTACCATAATACCTTACAAAGTACACATGGTTTATCATATCGCTATTTAACAGCTCTTACAGAGAAGAGAAGAGGGTATGAAACTAAGGCAACTATTAAGATATGGAAAGAGTTGGAGTATATTAACTACAGTGATGAGCTTGAAAGGATTAATGACAATCAATTCATCAGAATGGATACTATTGAGAACTATCGTAGAACGTTCCCTAATTTAGTAGCTTTATTAGAGGACTCTGGGGCAAAATCTGCTGCGATGTACCCGATAGTAGGTATTGATGGACCAATAGGGTTAGTAGTAATTATCTATCCTAACGACAAGGAATACTATTTAGGATACTACAATTCTGTTATTGCCCCATGCATTCAGCCTTTATCTACATTACTAGATTATAACTCAATTAGGAAGAAATTTAAAATGGATTATGAAAGTAGACAAGAGGAACAAGGAAATATGTTACAACGATTCTTCCCATATGTATTGGAGTGAAATCGACAATACTATATACACTTCAGTAACAACAATGATACATGAGTTCTGTCAAAAGTTCGACAGTGATTTCTGGTCGCAGTACAAAGCATTACAGAAGCTATTAAGTGCTGAACAGTTTGCCATGGAGAAGAAGAGACTATTAGAAACTAAACGTTTTGATAAGAAGTACTTCTTAGACATGTACGATTTAAATGAGACGGAGTTTAATTCTGCACAACAGGATATACTGGATGAGTGGTCTAAAACTAATGCCGATTCCAAGGAAAGAGGTACAAAGATTCATAGTGATTTGGAGCATCAATACTTAGGTAAGAGTTCATGCCAAATGAGAAGTTACGGTTTAGGCGGAACTTTTGAAGTTAATACTAATGAATCTTTAGAGAAGAATAACTTAGACCTACTAAGCATAGAAAGAGGAGTCTTCCCTGAATATATGATATACAGAAGGTCGGACGACAATAAGTTTAGGTTGGCAGGTCAAATTGACTTACTTATTAAGGACGGAAATGACATTTACATTGTTGACTACAAGACTAATAAAAGTATTGACGAGAAATCTTACTTTGATACCAGGACTAAGAAGAGTCAAATGATGAAGTATCCTATGAATAATTTAATGGACTGTAATAAAGTACATTATACTTTACAACTATCTACCTATGCATGGATGCTTCAGAAATTAAATCCTGATTTTGTTATTAAGAAGTTATTGCTTATACATTATGACCATAATGGTAACGTTACAGAACATGAGTTAGATTATCTTAAAGATGATGTGGAACGTATGTGTAAGCATTGGAAAAAACAGTGTATACTTGAGGAAATCAAGGAGAAGAGAAAGCCTATAGAGTTCTAATGAGCTAGTTCATAATCATAGAGTATCTTTCAAACTGGGATTTGAGATATTAAAAGTAAAGTATAATTAAAGCTCATTAGAAATCTATGGGAATTACTAATATTGTAAATGGGCACTTGAACGAGTTACTGGGTAATAACGAAGAAATAGCTAGGGCTCGTATTAGAATATGTAAGAAGTGTCCTATTATGAAGGATTCATTTATAGGGTATGTATGCAGTAGTAAACTGTGGCTGAACCCTAAAACAGGAGATATATCAACAGAACGTAAAGATGGTTATAAACGTGGATGCGGGTGTAGACTTAATGCTAAAGTTAGAGATATTAAGTCTTCATGTCCAGCATGTAAATGGTAAATGATTTAAATTATGAGTAATAACGGAACAATGGATGTAATGTTTGGGGGTAAAGGATTAAGCTTTGCCGGTGCAGATGGATTTAAAGATTTAAAGAAAGAAGCTGCTGTGGAAGCACATAATAAAGCAGTAGATACTTACACTAAAGCACTTAATAAGAACATTAAAGATGAATTGGAGAAAGCGGAGGAAGTAACAGAGAAGATGAATAGTATGGAAATTATGCCTATTAATTCATACGTATTGGTTAGACCTTATGCTAAGAATCCGTATCAAAAGATAGAAGTGACTAAAGGCGGACTTATTATACCAGAATATGACGGAGCATTTAAGAATCCAGACACCGGAGAGAAAGATACAGAGTATCAACTTTCAGTTGTAGCTAATGTTATAGAAGTAAGTCCTTTGTGTAAGTTTATTAAACCGGGAGACGATATATATTATAGGCGTTCTTCTGGAGTACCTGTTCCGTTCTTCAGACAAGGATTTGAAGTTGTAGCTGAACAGCAAGTGCAGGTGGTTATTAATGAAGGTTTAAAAGAACGATTTAAAAGTATAGAATAATGGAAGAGAAAGTGTTTTATCAACCAGGAGATGTAGTAACATTAAGACAAGACATCCCATATAAACCTCAGATGATTGTAGTTAAGAAAGAGACGATGACGTTTAGACCATCTAAGGATGAGAAGAAAGATGAATATTTCAAGGGTATTAGATGTAGATGGTTCTCTACAAGAGGAGAGCTACAAGAAGCTATCTTTAATACTAAAGACTTAATTAAACTATAATGGCAACTAAGTTTCAACAAGGTGGGCAGGACGACCAAGAGTTGTTCTCTGCCTACCTTATTAAGTTATTTAAGCCTAAGTCTCAGCAGGAGTTTGAGGATACTATATCCAAACTCTCAGAGAGGGAAATTAATGAAATCTATAAACAATACAAGAGTATGGAGAATAATCAAACTATCATGGCTAAGATGGGAGCCAAAATTAACTACATTAGCAGATTGCAAGGTAAGTGTCCAGAAGGTTATGAGGTAGAGAGATTCATGGCTGGAGGATGTGTTAAATGTAGAAGGAAAGCAATGGCTGAAGGCAGTAAAGCTATGGACGTATTCAAAGATAAATGTGGAGGTAAAGCCAAGAGACGCATTAAGAAGAGCGAGAATGGTGATAAAATAGCAGTTAATAAGACTGATACTGTACACACCAGTAAGGGAATATATAATGTTAGTAATAAGAAGCTCCCTTATAAGAAGATGTCCAAAGCAGATTACAAAGGACTACCTTTAAAAGACAAAATGAAAGTTGATATGAAAGACCAGGCTAACGGCAGAGGTGCTAGCGGAGCAGGTGCAACTAGAGGTAGTAATATAGGTAAAAAGTTAAGCGGTGGCACTATTACTTCGTTCAAGTGCGGAGGAATGGCTAAGAAGAGAATTAAGAAGAATATGGGCGGAACTGTTAGCAATAAATGGAGTATTCCTAGTAAAGCTAGCGGTGATGCTATTAAACACATTAAAGGTGGACCAGGCTCAGCAGATAGCACTAGAGAAATGAAATTTAATGGGTTTCAGAGGAAAGCACTAGCTGGTAAGCCTTATAAAAACAAATAAATATGAAAGTATTCCTATTTGATAATGGTACTAATTCGGTGATTGTGAATGAGCCAGAGGTTCTTCTTATTAAGGAGTTCGCAGCTCTATGGACTAATGAAAGGAATAAGACCAAAGAAGACCCTACGGGAGTTTGCAAATCAAGAGCTTATAGAGAGCTTGTTTACATATGGCTAATGTTAGATTGGGCATCTCCATACTCTGATTATACAGAACAGGAAAGGCATCAAGCATGTCTTCAGGATGCTAATTTAAGTGAAGAGGAATGGGCAGACCCAATCTTCAGAGCCGCATGTAGGAAGTACAGAGATATTCAAAACGAATCTAGAGCACTTAAACTCATTAAGTCTGCTCAAAGTGTAGTTGATAGAATTACTGATTACTTTGACACCATAGATTTATCTGAAAGAGACCCAGTTAATAATAAACCTGTTTGGAAAGTGGCTGATGTAATGAAAGAAATGCAGTCAGTTTCTAAGGTTATAGAAGAACTTAAAACTCTTGAGTATATGTACAAGAAAGAGCAAGAGGAAGAGACTGGAGTTAGAGGTGAAAGTGAAATAGGTTTTAACGACAGATAATTATGGCTGGACGTGGTAGACCTAAGAAGAAAGTCGAAGTTCCAGAAACAGTTCAAGAGTTAATACAAAGAGTAGAACCAGAATTGATAGAGGCTATTCCATACGTAGACCCTATTATAGAAGATAAATCAGTTAGTACGTCTAACATTGTATGGGATGTAACATTAGATACTGAGATTAAGCATTTCGACCCTACTCTATCTTATGAGCTGACTGGATATCGACCAGTGGATGAAGAAAGAGGATTAGATTTTAATCCAGAGTGGTTCACTGAAGCTAGACAGATTAAATTAAGAGACGGTAAATACTGTGCCTATCCTAAAGGAACTAAGAAGTATAATGACTTCTGGACTGAAGAACATAGAAGATGTAATCAAGGATATGAATCACATGGGTATAGAATCACAGGTGATAATTACTTCTTCCTTAATTATTATAGACTAAAGAACACCGATGTGTCTCAAGCTGGTACCGGTCGTGAAACTACATTCCCTTCATTCTTTAGTAAGCAGTATGAGTACTTCCATTACATAGAAATGTGTGAGAAGTTGAAGAAGGATGTGTGCGCCCTTAAAGCTCGTGGAGTCGGTTGACACAATAAACTAAAGCCGACTATAAATTCCGCAAAATCGGTGAAGACTAACGTGATTAATCACTTATTAAATTTAATATTATGACTAAGAAGGAACAATTAAAATTTATTGAGGATAACTATCCCTTATACAACAATCATATATCTAACAGAAGAATAAGACATACATTCTTCGATACAATCGAAACTGAACTACAAGCTTATCTGCTTGGATTTTATGCCGCTGATGGCAGTATTGATGAGAAACGCAAAACCTTAAGAGTTCATTTGCAGTCTGGAGATTCTGAAATAGTGTACTTATTTAAAGATAGTATAAGTCCAGACGCTAGAACGTTTACCGTAGCACCACATATTGTAACTGGAAGAAACGGTATGAAAGTAAATGCCCATGCATCATTTGGAGTTGACATTACTAGTTCCAAATTATGTAATGCCTTAGTAGACTTAGGGATAGGATATAATAAAAGCGTAGCAGAACTCAAAATTCCAAGCATTCCTGAGGACCTTGTGAAACATTTCATCAGAGGTTATTTTGATGGAGATGGGTGTATTACTGGATGGTTAGCTACAGAGAAGGGTAAAGCTGACAGAGTTAGATATAAGTTTGATATATGTAGTAAAACAATTACTATGTTGTCTGATATACAGAAGGTTCTTTCTAAGAATGATATTAATGTAAATATTAATTATCTTAAACGTGATGATATGTATAGGATATCTACTTCATCTAAAAGCGAAGTGAGTAAACTATATCATTATCTATATGATGATGCTAATTTCTATTTATCAAGAAAGTTTAATAAGTTTAGTTACTATGTTAATACCGAGGTAAGTCAGCTCATCGCTGACCACCGTAACGCGCAGGAGGTGAACGTTAATGAGAGTAATAATCCTCCCACGAGTGCGGAACATTCTGTAAAAGAATGAATATGTGCGCTGACCTTATAGGAAACTATAAGAAGTATAGGATAAAAAGCCTATACGGTAACAAAGTGTTTAGTGAAATTGCAGCATCTTTAGGAGTTAGGTTATATACAACTGTTAGAGGTTCACATACAGTATATGTAGCATTTACCGAGAAATTCGTTAGTGACGTACTTCGTAAATGCTGGGAGCAACTTGAGTATTTAAATGCTGATACAGAAGGCGGCATGAGACACCTAAGACAGAAATATAATTCTGATATGCATAAGAGAGCTTCTCTTCTTACTAAAGACAGAGAAGAATTTGGATTCATGTCAGACATTATTGGCTTCGTAGTAGATGTTCCTCGTAAACTCCGTGGAGACCGTGTGGATAGATTGTTCTTTGAAGAATCTGGTTCTAACCCAATCCTAGTAAAGACTTACTTACAGAGTACAGCTCTTGTAGAAATTCTAGGTAATAAGTTTGGAACTAGATTTGTGTGGGGAACAGGTGGAGACCAGGGACCTGCACTTGACGGACTTAGTAAGATGTTTTATAATCCAGCTGGATATAATTTCTTACCTTATAAACATAACCATACTAAAGACGGGTCTTATGCTTTTACCTCATTCTTCATACCTGCCTATACATTCGTAGCAGCAAATGGATATGTAGACGATAGAGGAGTTACTAATACTGCGAAGGCTAAGAAGTTCTATTTAGACCAAAGAGAAGCTCTACTAGCTAACCCGAAGGAGCATTTAATTGCATGTGCAGAGTTCTGTTTTACTCCTGATGATGCTTTGGCTCTAGAAGGAGATAACCAGTTTAATACTGTATTGTTAAGTGAGCAACTTGCTAATATTAAATTACATAAACTGGGACCACATATTGATGTAGGCCAGTTAGAGTATAATTTTACTAACAACCAGCACACAGAGGAAGCAATTGATAGTGTAAGATTTGTTAGTAATCCTAAAGGTAAGGTTAAGATACTTGAACATCCGATTAGAGGAGAACATGGAGCTGTACCTAGAAATTTATATGTTGCTGGTATTGACGGTATTGATATGGGTGGTGAAGACACTTCTGATAAGACTCAAGACCCTTCTGATTTCTGTGTAGTAGTTAAAAAGAGAGCTTATGGGTTAGATGAACCTAAAATAGTGTGCTATTATAGGGACAGACCTAAGACTTTACGTGAAGCACATATGACATGTCTTAAGATATTGCAGTATTACGATTGTCAGGCTGTTCTTGAATCTACTAGAATGTCTACTCTGCAATTCTTTAGAGAGAAACATAAAGAGAATAGACATTTGATGAGAAGACCTAGAGCTACTCAATCTGACATACAAGGAGGTCGTAGTAAACAATTCGGAGCTCCTGCTACTGAAGTAGTAATTAGGCATCAATTAGATTTAATAGCTCAACATATAGAAGATTATTGTCATAATATATGGTTTGAAGAAATTCTAGAAGAAGCAATTAAATACAGTTATGAGAATAAACGTAAGTTTGATATTATAGCTGCATGGGGTATGTGCGAACTAGGAGACGAGGAATTAATGGGAGTAGTTCCTAAAGAAATGGACAGTCCTAATAACAAACTAAGACCTTTCGGTTATTGGGTTGACGAAAGAGGAATTAGACATAAAGGAGTTATTCCAGAGAAGCAACAGATAGTACCTAAGTTTAATTTATGGCCTACACAATACGATGACCCTACAAGAATTAGAAGTAGCAATCAGAGATTTATTCAAACAGATTTATCATAAAGAATATGTGGCTAAATTAAAGCTAGAAGAGCTACAAACTGCCGAGGGGACACATAGGGGTTATAAGTTAACACTTGGCATGAATAATATAGACAAGCCACTTATTATATCGTTTGAGGGTGGTGAAGTAGCGTATCTTAAATTTCTTAGACAGGAATTAAGAGATAGAAGATTAGGCGACACACATTATTTCCTAGGATATAAACAATATAACGGATTAGAGAGTTGTAATGAGTGCACAGAACAGGAGTGATGAGTACTTAATGGAGCATATTGATAAGGCAGTGTCAGAATTAGTATTTCCTAAGTACAAATTACAGAAAGCATATAATTATTATAATGGATATAGAGATGCCGAACAATATAGGTATCTAGAAGAGAATTTTGGAATAGGTAATCCTACTTCTATAGAATTTACTCCTCTTATCAGGAAGCATGTTGATGCTTTACTTGGAGAATACCTAGGTACTCCATTACTGCCTAAAGTGTCATGCAAGGATAAAGAAACTATATCTAAGATATCTAGAGATAAGGAATTACAAATTAATAAAGAAGTATATCAATACTTACAACAACATCTTAACAATCAGATACTAGCGTTCTTAGGAGGACAAGAAGTAACTGATAAGGCTGTAGAGGCTCAACTTAATAAGTTAGTAGAAGATATTAATAATAGCTTTGTTAGCGAGTATGAAATAGCTGCACAGAATGTTGTTGAGTATATAATCCAATCTAGAGATATTAACTTACTTACTAAGTTAAAGAACCTGTTACTTGACTTACTAGTAACTGGCATGAGCTTTTACCAGGTTCATCCTAGTAGGAAGAGAACTAATATAGAAATAGAGGTATTAGACCCACGTAATGTATTCGTTGATAGAAATCCAGAATCTGTATATGTTAGAGATAGCTACAGAGTAGTTATTAGACGTTGGTTAACTAAGCAACAAATACTTAATAAATATGGTCCTCAACTAGATACAAGTAGTATCAATGAATTAGAGGAGATGTTTGAGGGATATTACGATAGTAGTTATATATATGTACGCGCTATGAGCAATCAAGCTACTGGAGCTCCTATTACAGACGGACTCGAGGCGGGTAAAGAAGTAATACCTGGATTCCCTACCGACTACTATGAGACTTACAATTATAAGTTAATACCTGTGTTTGAAGTTGAGTGGATTGATGTTGATAAAGAAGGAGAAGATTATGTAGAGAATAGATATGAAGGAGTTAAAATCGGAGAATCTATTTACATTCTTACTGGTAAGTCTCCTGATGTAGTTAGAACTAAAGATAATCCTACACACTGTGGATTGTCAGTTAATGGTTTGTTCTTTGTAAACAGAAGTAACGAACCATATTCACTTGTGCTTGCATGTTCACATCTTCAAGACAAGTATGATTTGATTACTTTCTTTAGGGACAATGTAATTGCTAATAGTGGTACTAGTGGAGACTGGATTGACTTTAGTATGCTACCTATGGCTCTTGGTGATGATTTGACTGAAAGATTGCAGAAATTCATTGCCTATAAGAAGACTGGTGTGGCTCCTATTGATACTTCACAAGAAGGTAGGGCATTTAACAACAATACTTCTTTTGCTGGATTCGATGACTTATTAAAAGCTGATACTATTCAGGCATTTAATATGGCGTTGCAGATGTTAGAAGAGCAGACATCATCTATTACTGGAGTGTTTAGAGAGAGATTAAATGGAATAGAAACCAGGGATGCTGTTAGTAATGTTAAGGCAGGTATGAGAAACTCTTATATCATTACTAAATCTTACTATCAACAAATGGATACTTTGGCAGAGGATATTCTGATTGATTCTCTTAATTGTGCTAAGAAGGTATGGAAACATAAACCACTTACTGGAACTTTAGTGCTAGGTGACAAACTACAGAAAGTATTTACTGCTCTCCCTGAACATTTTACTTTTACTGACTATGATATTCATGTAATAGCTAGTAGTAGAATTATGGAGGAAATGCAGAACATGCAACAGTTAATGATTGAGTTCATTAAGAGTGGTCAATTAGACCCAGACATAGCTATGGAGTGTATGACTGCCAGAAGTATGACTGAACTTAAGTCTAAATTGTCTAAGGCATTTCAAAAGAGAAGAGAAGAAACTCAGAACACTGCACAGATGCAACAACAGAACGAAGAGCTACAGAAGCAACTTCAAAAGGCGGAACAAGAGAAAGAGCAGCTTAATAATAAGATTGCATCTCTTAATGAAGCTAAGATTGCTATTGATAGGCAGAAGGTTGAATATGACTATGAGATTGGCCTTATTAAGGCTAACGCTGATAGAGATTATAAGCAGAGTACTTCTGACAATGACACCAAAAGAACAGATATTGAGATAGCCCAATTGTACGATGGGAATCAGCAGAATAACGAAGTGAAGAACGTATAATGGAATTAAAAATTAAAGTTTGCACTAACGATAGCTGTAAGGTAATCATACTTGACGATACTGGTACAGGAGAGAATGGCTATTTGCCTGAATCTTCTTCAGTCATCGTCAAGAACAGATTCAAGTACTCTGACACTGTATCTATTGATGTCTTACAACATAATAAGGCAGATGGGCCTGAAATACAACTTCCTGTTTACACTTTACATGATGACGGTAATAAGTCAGTAACTATGCCAGTAGGGTTTGATGGGTGGTTTAATGTATATCATATAGTTCTGCCGACTAAAGATTGGTTTGATAGAGAGATGGGTAAAACGGCTGGTTCAGCTGTAACTATGTATGCCACTGTGTACTATTCGGACGGCATCTACATCTATAAGTATTTTAATGGCACATCTACGACCGTAACTGTAGATGAGATAGTAGAGAGGAACGTAGAAGATACTACAATTTCTAGGACATATAATAATTACGTGTCTATTTGTTTTCTTAAGAAATGTTATATATCTTTGTGCCAGCAAATATTTAATAGCAGAGGTTTCAGTAAATGTTGGAGTAAGAATGCTGTAGCGGCCGAATTATCCTACAAGAGAGATTTAGTCTGGATGGCTATTAATGTAATCAAATATATGGTTCAATCTAATCAGTTAGCTGAAGCTGAACGAATCATAGAACAAATAGGAGGTTGTAATGGCTTGTGTAAATCAGAATACAGCAAATGGCCAGAGCAAGGCTGTGGATGCTCTCAAAGATAAGGTGATTTGTGAATACAAAGAACTGCTTAAGTATTTAGAACGGGGGCATAGATATGACTACCAACTAATTCTCGAAGAGATAAGTCTCATCGAATTGCTAGAAGAGAATGAAGTTAATAGGTCTGAATTTGTAGAACAATTTTATCTTAATAATAAATGGCAGATAACTCTATTTTAACACCAGGTGGTTCTGGAAATGAATGTATCAATCCTGTTAACGAACAAATTGATACTTCACAATTTCTGAAAGTAGATTACCGCTTAGGGGAGTTTGAGAGTGAGTCAGATAAACAAATTGCTAGAATTAATCTTGGAGCTGCTGGCATTAATGATGTCTATGATAAGACTTCAGCAGATTTAAAGACATTAGAGGCAGTTAAGACCTCAATGGATACTCACCTAGCTACTGAAGACCCACATAATATAATTCCTCTTGTAGAGGAAATACTTAAAGTATATGTAACTACTGACCAGATTTATAGGAAAGTAGAGCTATATACTAGAGAACAAGTTGATGACTTAATCAAGAATTTCGTTAGACGTGACGGAACTACTGCATTTTTAAAACCACAGTTAGGAGTTACTCCAGTAGCTGATGGGCATCTATCTACTAAGAAATATGTAGATGATGTAATGTTTAAACATTTAGTTGATGCAGACCCTCACGGATTTGTAACGTTACTTAATCAGAGACTAAACAACTATTTCAGGAAGACTGAAACTTACTCTAGAGCAGAGACTTATTCAAGAGCTCAAATTGATGCCATTATTAATCAATTGGTAATTGATGCGGCTAGAGGGGCTATTGAGGAACATATCAATCAATATGACCCTCATGGAACTCTTAAAGAAATCTATAGTAAGCATTATGTACCTCGTGATGGTTCAGTTCCATTTACTGCCCCACAGAAGGGAGTAGATGCTGTAGAAGATGACGAATTAATAACTAAAAGACAACTGGATGCTTCTATTGTAGAAGAGCCTGTTTGGATTACTAGTGGACCAGTTCAAACTACAGTAGGCTTCGTTGAAGATGAAACTGACCCAGGAGAGAAATTGAATCTTCAAGAGGTTATGGATGCAATCTTCTACGGTAAATCTGTAGATGTTAAAGCTCCTGCGTATGCTTTACTAGGTTCTATAGTAGACGTTGAACTATTCGTTAGAGGTTCTACTGGAGTGATATCTTATGCTGAATTATGGCAGAACGATGAGCTTATTGGAACATATACTAAAGATGATTTCGAATTAGGACAGTTGACTGTAAAGAGTTTACCTATTAACGAAGAAACTACTTTTACGTTTAAAGTATTCTATCCTAATGGTACGTATCTGGAAGCTAGTTGTACTACTAAAGTAGCATATGATATATTTGTAGGAATCTTACCTAAATGGTATGCAGCCTCTAATGTTAATTATGATTACTTACTTCAGCTAGTTCAATCAGACTCAGAGAACAATAGCATTGACAGTTCTGGTGACTTAGTATCAGAAATCAAACACAAATATAATTTCTCAAGTCCTAAAGAGCTTAAGCAAATATTTGTAGCAATGCCTAAGGAATATCCAGACTTAGTTCAAATGACAACGCCTTCTCAACAGTTTGGTCTTGAATCGTTTGACATTATTAGCGATATCCCATTTGAAATTCCTGGATTGTCAAATAGTAAAATATATAAGATATATGTGTTCAAGGAGTCTCTAGTAACTCTCAACTTGGAGGTAACATTTAAGTTTGACCCAGCTAACATTTAATAAGTATGAGAGCATATAGTGAAATTATAGCAAGTTTTAGAAGAGGTGGTCCATTCCCTATAGAAGCTGACTATATCTTCGAAACTGAAGCGAAACTGAAAGAATTTTATTCATCTCCTGAAGAGAATGCTATTTTACACAAGGGATTGTTAAAGGTAGTTGAAAATGATGGAGATGGTAATCAAGCACTATATTGGGTCACTAGAAAGGAGACTAACGATGAGTTAGAGTTTACTAAACTTATTACTTCTAAGAGTGATGAAACTATAGCTGACTTGATAACTAGATTAGAGCAGGAAATTAAAGATAGAAAGACAGCAGACGATGCTATCTGGGGAAGTGTTGACCATACTAGTGTACCAGAGGACTTAAACAGTCTGAAGGACATTGCAGAGGAAATTACTAAAATTAGAGAGCATCTAGGTAATCTAGACAGCACTGATGAGGAATTACAGAGTAATATTGATAAGGTACAAGCCGAACTCGATAAGACACAAGAAGGAGTAGGTTTGGGAGAAGACGGAGCTTATGTTCCTGATACTGAAACTACTTACCTTAAAGACTCTACATCTGTAATGGATTCTCTGCGCAAGCTAGACGAATTAGTGAATCATGCTATTCACTTTAACTGGGTTACACTAGAAGATACTCCAAGCATTGAATTAGATATTGATAGACAGATTACTGGAACTACAATATCTGGTAATGTTAAGGTATCTACTGATAGTGGTAACGGAATTACCATAAAGAATGACGGTCTATTCTATAAACTAACTACTGAATATTTAGACGGACTCTTAACTATTAAGGTTAACGATAATGTTATAGGACAACATCAAATTGGTTTGTCAGCTATCGTAGAGGACGCTAAGTATGACCCAGATACGGAAGAGCTAGTTATAGTATTTAAACTTCTAACTGGTGATAAGCAAGTAGTTAGGATTCCAGTTGGAACTCTTATTAGAGAATGGGAAGTTGATAACTCTATTCCTGATAAGGTAGTAGAATTGGAGAAAGTGTTATCATTAGGAACTGGCGCTGATAAGCTTTCTGCTGACGTTAGGTTGCATATAGCTAAAGATAACATCTTAGTAAAGGAAGGAAATGCTCTGTATGTTAAAGGTACTTCCGATAACATCACACATGATTCTAAAGCCTTAGATGTTGTTATTAGTGAATTACAAAGTGATATTGATAGCCACCTTAAAGATTTCAACAATCCACATAGAGTCACTCCAGCACAGATTGGAGCCATTTCTTTGCCCGAAGTTGAAATTCTACTAAAGTCTAAAGCAGATTTAGTAAGTGGAAAGGTTCCTAAAGAACAACTTCCAGATGATATAGGTGGTGAAGTAACTTGGATTGACGTAGAAGGTGATGAAGAAACAGTATCCTAATAGACCCGCCAATATGAGCCAGTTGGACTATTTGTGGACAACATATGGCCCATATACGGTGTCGGACTCAATAGACGTTGAAGACTCTATTCCTTCTTCTAAAGCTATCAAAGATGCTATTGCTACTCAGGTAACTGGTATAGTAGAACTCGATACTCAAGAAGAAGGTAATAAGGTTAGAGTTATAGGTAAAGGAGGAAGTGGTGAGGAAATATCATCAATCCTTCTTGATAAAGATACTAAGATAGTTTCGTTTGAAAGACATCTTATAACACAAGAGGATATAGATAACGGATTCGGTAATGCACTGAATGAGGAATGGCTGATACTTACTGCTTCTAATGGAGATAGATTTGAAGTGTCTCTGGAAGACTTTGTAGTTAAAGGACAAATAACTAATACTATTATTACCCAGACTAAGAATGGTAATATTGCATCAGAATTAAAAATTAATAATCCAATTACTAATAGGTCTGTAGATTTATTAACTTCAAACTTTGGAGTTAGGGCAGACTTAGTAGTTGATACTGATGCTGATTCTAACATAGTTATTACTAAGGGTGATAAAGGAGTTGTTTGTAAATTTAGTTGGGAAGGTACAGAATATCCAGTAAGAATTAAAGCCGTAGATACTTACGATGAGTATTTACTACAGACTTTGGAACCTAATACCATTTACTTCATAAAGGATATTAAGTCTATTTACCTTAATGGAGTTAAATATGCCTCTGAAGGTGGTGGAGGTTTAGACCCTGACTTGTATTATACTAAATCAGAAACTGATGCTCTTATATCTAATATCGAAAGTGATTTAGACAATAAAGTTAGTTTGGTTGATGGTAATATAGTATTAGAGGAAGGTCAAGGAATTGTGGTTAATCGTAGAGACGGTGTTCAGAATTTAATATCATCTGACAATTCCGGAGGGTTTAAACTTGGTAATGTTAATTCTTATCTGGAGATATACACTAATACAAGACCAGCCGTTGTAGTAGGGGAAGACACTGATTCACTTGCATTAATGTCAGACTTGACTTCTTATACTTGGAATGAAGTAACTACTGCTAAAGCTACCAGACTCGCTGATTTACCAGAGAGTTATCCAGTAGGAACTTTAACAGTTAAGCATTCTGAAGGAGAAGTTAGTTACGACGGTTCCGAAGATGTATCTATTGACTTAACACATATACAACAATCAATTAATACATTGAAAGATACTATGGAGTACTTACTATCTACTAAACAAGATAAGCTTGTTAGTGGAGTTAACATTAAGAAGATTAATGGTAAGTCAGTACTCGGTAATGGAGATATACTTATATCTTCTGATTCTACAGCTATTAGATATAAGGGGTCTGTAGCTACTCGTATGTATTTACCTTCTGCTCCAGAAGTAGGTGATATTTACAACGTTATTAATAACGGTGCTAACTATGCTTGGAATGGAGAAACTTGGGAAACATATGGAACTATAACTCCAACTGGAGTAGATTTGTATAAGAATGCCAGTGGTGAAATAACTGGCGGGGAGGTAAGATTCAGTGATAATACTGTGCTCCCTATTAACATATTTATTAAATAACATCATTAAATTTTATGGCACAATTAAAATTTTACAGAGGGTTAAAAGCCAATTACGTAGCTGAAACTACTCACAAGGATGGGATTTACTTTGCTACAGACACCAATGAAATCCTTATGAATGGTAAGGCTTACACAGGAGCTCTAGCTGCTGGTAAAGTCGTTACTAATATAGCCTTGTCTTCTGATAAAAGCAAACTGGTCATTACTTACTCTGATACTACTACAACAGAGATTGAAGTAGGTAGCGGTAAGTATACATCAGCTATTGAGGACAAAGATTTAGCTATGCCTAATGCTGTCGGTGGTATCGCTAAAGGAACTAAGGTAAGTGCTCTGGAAGGACAGACATATGATTATATGTGGGATGAACTGCTGTTCCCTACTATTAATCCCACATTTACTGCTCCTACTGCAAGCATCTCATTTAAGAGTTATTCAACTCCTCAAGAAGTTGGAGCTACTGCACCTACTGCTGCTAACTTCAACACTAGTCTTAATAAGGGAGCTATTACCTTAAATGGAACAAAACAAGCAGACAGGTCTGGTAACTTAGATGCAGATAATTCATTTATCTTCGTAAATGGACAAGAATCTAACACAATTCTGCCTACTACTGTAACGCTTGGCAATACTACTTATACTTATAAGGCAGCTTATTTGCAAGGACCTCAACCTAAAGATAACAAAGGAAACAATTATAGCACTCCACTTGCAGCTGGTTCGGTTAACTCTTCAGCTATCACACTTAATGGTACATATCCTTGGTATGCATCTACAAGTACAGCTTCTTCTGGTACGCCTGTGGTTAAACAAGCTCTTATTGCTTGGAATACTTCTACTGGAGCTATGACTACTCCTAGATTTGAATTACAACCTTCTGGTACTCTTCCACAGGTATTCAAGCTGCCAAGAGCTGTCACTCAACTTCAAATGTTGAACACAGTATCAGGTAACATGGAAGTTATAGGACTTAGTGACTGGACTAAGACAGAAGAAGAGATTACTATTGGAACCACACCTGTAACTTATTCAGTTTACACTTACAATGGTTCTACTAGAGGTTCAGTAACTTTAATCGCTAAATTCTAATTTGACATATGGCAAGAAATAAAGGTACATTCCAATTTGCAGCCAACTTTGAGGTTAAACTTCAAGGTGCTTTAGACCCAAGAATCTTAGTAGATAATAAGTCTGAACTTATTAATAAAGAGACTTGGCCGTATGATGGCGATACTATCTACGTATATAATGGATTGTTAGTAGCCGTTGCTGCTGATAAGGCAATTTATATGCTAGTTGATAAAGATAAAATTCTGGAAGCAGATTACTCCGGATGGAAACAAATGGACGTTGCTGCTGCACAGACAGTAGAGATTATTGACAACTTAAATTCTTCTTCTACCACTGCTGCATTGTCAGCTAATCAAGGTAGAGTATTAGGACAGAGAGTTACTACCCTTGAGGGCAAAATTTCTTCTGTATATTCATACAAAGGCTCCAAAGCTACTTATGCAGAACTTCCTAGTGATGCAGCAGCAGGTGATGTATGGAATGTAGAGGAAGCTCATGACAATCATCCAGCTGGTACTAACTGGGCATGGACTGGTACAGCATGGGATGCTCTGGGTGGAGCTATTGACCTGTCTGCATACTACAATAAGACTCAAGCAGATGCTGCAATTGCAGCTGCTGTTGATGCAGAGAAGACTTTAAGAGAAGCAGCTGATACTGCATTAGACGGTAAAATTACTACTAATACTCAAGCTATTGCTAAGATTAATGGTAGTGCTGATGCTGAAGGTTCTCTAGCTAATACTCTGAAACAGGCTAAAGATTATGCAGATACTAAAGTTAGTGATGTTAGTAATTTAGTAGCTAATAAAGTTGATAAGGTAGAAGGTAGTACTCTGATTCCAGAAACTAAACTTGCACTTATTGACACTAACGCTTCAGATATTGATGCTCTAGAAGTTAGAGTTGCTGCTAACGAGGCTAAACTTGTTGGAATCACCACTACTGTAATTTCGACAATTAATACAGCTATCGATGCAGCTATGGCTTGGCACGAAGTAACTAAATAAAACACATAATATATTAAAATGGAGAAAATGTTTGTACACGTAGCGAAGAAGTCCACATTTACCAGTGGACTACAAGAACAATACACCAATAGTATTGTTTTCATTAAAGATTCACAGGAGATTTATACTCATGGAACGTTCTACGCTATTCCCGATTCTTACAAAGGCAAAATTACTTCATTGGAGAGTGCTGTGGCAGCTTTACAGGCTGCCAAGGCCTTCTCTAAAGTTTCTGACGGTACTAATGTTGCAGAGTCTCCTTCTCATGACGGAACTCTTAAATTCAACAAAGGCTCTAATGTAAATATCACTGTCGGAACAGATGGAGTAACAATTAGCGCTACAGATACTAAATACACACAAGGTTCTGGTATCTCTATTGAAGGTACTACAATTAATCACTCTAATTCAGTAACTGCTGGCACAGCTAAAGGTGATAATAGTAAGACATTAGCATTTGGTGGAACGTTTACTATTCCTAGCATTACTTATGATGCACAAGGACACGTTACAGCTAAAGGAACCACTACAATGACTATGCCAGCTGCTCCTTCATTTACTAACTGGCAAGCTAAGAATGTTGTTGGCGCTTCTGCTACAGCTACAGCTAATGCAGCAACTACTAATGCTACTACATTCTTGAACTTAATTGAGAATGGTGCAGTAAGAAGCTCACATCAAATTACTGGTACTGGTAAAGTAACAGTTACAGCTGATGCTACTGGTAAAGTAACAATTAATGGTGCTGCAACCACGGCTGCTTCTGGTTCTGCTAATGGTACTATTGCAATTGACGGAACTAATGTTGCTGTTAAAGGATTAGGTTCTGCTGCATATACAGCATCATCTGCATATGCAACTGCTGCTCAAGGTACTAAGGCAGATAACGCTGTTCCTAATACTAGAACTGTAAATGGACATGCACTTAGTGCTGATGTTACTGTTACTAAAGCTGATGTAGGTTTAGGTAACGTAACTAATGAGTCTAAGGCTACGATGTTTACTAATGCAGCTCTTACTGGAACTCCAACTGCTCCAACTGCTGCTGGTGGTACTAGTAGCACTCAAATTGCAACAACTGCATTCGTAATCAACGAGATTGGAAGCAAGATTTCTGCTGCTCAAGCACTTAGATTTAAAGGTACTATTGGTACTGACGGAGATGTTACTGAACTTCCAGCTAACCACACTGTAGGTGATACTTACGTAGTTAAAGCCGCTGGTAATTTTGCAGGTGAAGGTTGTGAAGCAGGTGATATGATTATCTGTGTTAAATCTGGAACTACTGCTGCAAATGCTGACTGGTCAGTAATTCAGAGAAACTTAGACGGCGCTGTTACTGGTAAGTCTCTAACTGCTAATACAGTAATTTTAGGTAATGGTGGTTCTACTGTTAAAGCTCTAGCTAATGGTACTGCTGGATATGTATTGAAGGCTACTGCTAGTGGTCCTGCATGGCAAGCAGAGAAGGATACAGTATATATTCACCCTGCTGGTGGTGCTCCTAGTAAGACTTCTGGATTCTATAAATTCAGTACAGATGCTACTAGTCACGTTGCTTCAGTAACTGCTGTTACTAAGGCTGATATTACTGCTTTGGGTATTCCAGGAGCTGATACTAATACTACTTATACATTCGCTAATGGTACAGCTGGTAACTTTACTGTAACTCCTTCCGGAGGAAGTGCTCAAACAGTTAGTATTGGTAAACCTGCTACTGCTGGTGCAGCTGATACTGCTGCTAAATGGGCTACTGCTCGTACTATCACAGTTAGTGGTGGTGTAACTGGAAGTGTTTCTCTAGATGGTTCTGCTAATGTTACGTTAGCTACTACTCTAGCCAATCTGCCTTCTAATAAGGTAACTGCAATGACTGGTTATACCAAACCGTCGGATACAGGTGCAATTGCTGCTGGTGATTCACTTAATGCTGCTATTGGTAAACTAGAAGCTGCATGGGATTGGGTTGAACTATAATATATGTACAAGAAGGAGGGAGTAGCATCCCTCCTTTATTTTATAATGATTAAAATTTAAGTGATATGGCAATTAATAAGAAATTAATTCACTTTAATAAGAAAGCTACTTTTAACTCACAGAAGTTATCAGCCAATGATTCTAATACTCAATATCAGGTAGGAGGTACTGGAACTGTTCAGACTGGAGCTCCTGACATTAACTATCAATCAATAGTTTATATTAAAGATTCTAAAGAAATTTGGACTCACGGACAATTCTATGCTACTGCTGTAACATGGAGTACTATTACAGGCAAGCCTAGTTTTGCTACTGTAGCTACATCGGGTAGTTATAATGACTTGAATAACAAGCCCACAATTCCTACTAAATTACCTACCCCAAACGCATTGACCTTTACTGGTGCAGTAACAGGCACATGGGACGGTAGTTCAGCTAAAACTGTAAACATACCTTCTGGTTCTTCATACACATTACCGTTAGCATCGAACAATACCCGTGGAGGTATCAAGTTATCAAGTAGCACACAGGGAGGAACTCCTAACGGAATTACTACAACTTCAGGCAGAACATATGCTGTTCAGGTTAATAGTAGTGAACAAGCAGTGGTAAATGTTCCTTGGACTGATACTACATACAGTTTACCAACTGCATCAGCTACTACACTTGGTGGTGTAAAAGTAGGAAGTGGTTTGGCAATTAGTAATGGTGTTCTATCTGCTACAGGTGGTGGAGAGGCCGACTCAGTTGCATGGGGCAATGTGACAGGTAAACCATCATGGATTGGTTCTTCTAAACCTTCTTATAGCTGGTCAGAAATCACAAGCAAGCCTACCTTAGTTAAACAAGTAGAACCTGGAACTCCCAGTACGGGTTGGCAATCAGCGTATGTTCCATTAGATGTTACATACAGTGATACGTCTATTTCTCATAAAATCATTTCTTTACCTATGGCTTCTCCAGCAAGCGGTAATAGTCAAGGTCGTGCAGGTTTAATAACTGGTGCTGATAAGAAGAAACTTGATGACTTTACAGATACAAAGAACACAGCAGGTGCAACAAATTCTACTGATAGACTATACCTAATTGGAGCTACATCACAAGGAGCTAATCCACAAACTTACAGTAAGAATGGTGTTTACATAGAAGATGATGGAATTCTTATGTCTTTGCAAGGATTTGAAGGTGGTGCAATTACATCAACAGCAGCTATCTATGCAGCTAATGGATTCTTTGATACATCTGATGCTAGAGTAAAAACTAACGTAGTAGAAATTGATGCAAGTAAAGCTGATGCTGTTAGACTAGTAGAGTTTGATAGAACAGACAAAAAACATCATGGCTATGGAGTAATTGCTCAAGAACTTGAGAAAGTGTATCCAGAAATGGTGCACACTGATGATAAAGGATTCAAGTCAGTTAACTATGACGAGCTTGCAATGGTTAAAATCAAATATCTGGAAGATAAAGTAGCTAGACTTGAAGCTCTAGTTGGAAGATTACTTGCAGAGTAATTATTATAATCTCATAACGTTTTCATTAAGAAGGTCGCCAATAGGCGGCCTTTCTTTGTTTGTACCTGATTACTAAAACCACCTATGCAATAAATTAATTGTTAACGAGTGTTAAATAATTTGGTAATGTCCAGAATTTAACGTAACTTTGTAACATCGAATTTGGAAGTATAGTATATTTATATATTATGCCCTCAACAGATATTGTATTATTTATCGTAAATTTATTTAATTATGGCAGAATTTCTAACAATGGACGAAGCTAAGTCAAAGTTCGGTAGCAAAAGTAGAACAAATGCTGGACTTACACTTGGTATTATCGGTACTGCATTAGCAGCTTTCGCTGGAAACAACGGAGGATGTGGTTGTGGTAACGGTGGTGGAATCCTTGGAAACCTCTTTGGAGGTAACAACAACTGTTGCGCTATGCAGGCAGCTGAAAATGCTAAAACCTTAGCTATGGCTCAAGGACAGCAAGCTGATAACCTATCATGGGCAAACAGAGTACAATCAATGCAAGACGACATTGTGCATATTCAGTATTTGATGTTAGAGTAACACCTGCTCCTGCACCAACAGCCGCAATTGCGTCAGTAGCTAAATCTAAATAACATGTTTGGACAACCATTCGGTAGTAACTACACGGATTTACAGAACCATTACATGCAACAATTACAAGCGATGCAACAAGCTCAACAAGCACAGCAGAAGACCCAACCTATTCTAGATGAAATAAACAGAGAGGTTGGGTCTCTGTCTTTAGATGAGCAGAAGGTTCTAGCACAGATGCCAGAATATCAAATGGCTAAGCAAACCTATGAAGCTGGCTTTATGTCATTCTTAGGCACTAAGTTTAGTCAAGAGTTCGTGTCATCAGCAGATGGTAAAGTAGCAGCTGATAATCTATTAGCTACTATTAGAAAGAGTAAAGAGCACATTCATGCTCAATTAAAAGCTAAAGAAGATAAGGTTAACACACTATTAGAACTTGTGGAACAGGACCCAGAGATTAAGAAGAGATTAGACGAAGTTATGTTAAGTAAAAGTAAGTAATGAGCGATAAAGAAATTGTATTTCAAGCTATTAATAAGTATGCTAAAGACTTGGCGAGTAACCTATTTCATTTTAATAGCGTGGCAAGTCAAGCTGTTATCACATACGTAGTTAAGAATATGGAAGACAAATATGGTAAGTATTTAGACATATTCACAGACGTGCACGGCAATATTAATCTGGAATTGCTTGCCAATGCAGTTAAAGCAGAGATGAAAGAGAAGTCTGCTGATGGGTTTGTAGTTAACATTCTTAACAAGCCAGTAAGGTTTGGAGAGGACGACGTTAATCAATTAGTAGAAATATTTAAGACATTTAAACAGAACAATTAATCCAAATTTGAGCCATGATTAATTTACGATTAGAGAGAACTTATAGAGGTGTGTCTTATACTATAGGGAAGCTGTACCTAAACGGTAAGTATTTCTGTGACACTCTTGAGGATACAGACAGAGGGCTGAAAGATACTATGCCTACAGAGGAAATTGAGAAGATTAAGGTGTGTGGTAAAACCGCTATACCTACTGGCACATATAAGGTTGATATGAATACAGTTAGTCCTAAGTTTAAGGATAGGACTTGGGCTAAGCCATATAGTGGTAAATTACCTAGATTATTAGATGTTAAAGGTTACAGTGGAGTTCTTATTCACGTTGGTAATAAACCAGAAGATACATTGGGATGTCTTTTAGTTGGAGAGAATAAGGTTAAGGGGCAAGTTATTAATAGTACTGCTGCATTTAATAGACTTATGACTGAACTTAATAAGGACAAGAATATAGAAATAACTATTGAGTAATGAGCAACTTTGATAAATTATTTGGAAGAACTTATAGTACAGTAGGTAACTCTGATTCTGACTTTATTATTAAAACTAGAGGACAGGTTAAGGTACAATGGGGCAAGAAGTTCATTGACATTATAAAGGACGGTAAACTTAATGTTGATGCAGAGGTTATTAAAAAAGTCAAAACCATTTCCAATATTGTACAAGACGGAATCTATTTCATAGAGGATACTAGTAGTGTTATACTTAAGGTTGGTAATACATTAATAAATTTGTCTGCGGATACTGAGAGTTCATATGTGTCGTTTATAATAGACCAAAATACTACTGAAAAGCAGAGATTGACTGCGCAGTCTAATATAGGACTTAGATATAAGTCCATGTCTGATGCTACAAAAGCCGGAATCTTAAATGGTATAGTGTTTCTGGAGGATACTCAAAAGTGGTATATAGTAAATAATGGCACCTACTCAGTCTATGCTCAGGAAATACCAAATCCATATACTGAGCAGTTTAGAATATCCAAATCTGATTCTTCCACAGGAGCTTTGTACATAGAAGGAATAGGAATAAGTAATTCTATGGTAATTGGCACAACACAGAATGAAGGAGTGCTTTATAAAGATTCTAATACTTTTGTGATTGATAATTCTGATGCTATAGAATTTAGGGTTAATGGAGAGAACAAACTAAGGATTGGTGAGTATAATAATACTATTACATCAGATACCTCATTTAACGGAGTTTTAAGTTCTAACAAGCTTCAATCGATAGGAGCTTCTCCATCTAGTGGTTATAGGATTTACACCGAGGCAGGGGAGTCTTTTATAGAAACTGATAACCTATTAGTTAGAAATGGAATTAATAGTATTTCAACATCCTATTCAGAATTTGTTGAAATGTTAAATGATAAAAGTCTAACCCCATTTAGTACTTATATTATTAACGACTTCCAAAATGAATGGGAACTTACCATAGAGGAAGATACCATAACCGAAGATGTACAAGCGTCTGATGAAGATGGTAATAGGTTATGGCAAGATGAAGATGAAACCATACCAGTTATAGAAACGTATAAGAATGTTAGGCCATTGATAGTAACAGCTATCAGTTCCTCTGAAATATCGGGAGAAGTTACGTACCAAGACAATCCTTTATGGAAGCTATCCTATGACCCATATTATACCAACACTTTTCAAGTAATTACTTCCAACGGGGACATTAGTGAGGTGCGAGCCAAAGGGAGAATCACTAAATTAACAGATGAGAAAGGTAATTCCTGTAACTATGACTTTAAACATCTGAGATTTAAAATCACCGAAGACGGTGTAGATAAGTGGATTTATACATTTAGAAACGGAGAAGAGGATTTAAGTTTAACTGATACATGTAAGAATAATGTACTAACTGTTAATAATTACGAAATTAAATCTGAAACTGTGACTGTACGTGACAATGGTAATATTGTTACATTACAAGGAACTCTTTCTGATAATAACTTTGGAACTATTAATAGCAACTTTAACTTCTCCGGGACTGCTAATAAATTGAATGTGTCCGGAACATTAGAGAATGTAACATTTAAAGAAGATTCCACTATAGACGAAGTAACTATTAGGAGTCTTACTAACGTAACATTTAATGAGTCGTTCTCAAGGACTACATTTCATTCAGATATAAACGATGTTGACTTTGATACTACTGTATACGCTCTACTTTATGATAATGAAAAGGTAAAAGATGTATATTACAACAATAACACAGTCTCTGTCATTTGTATTCCTGATATAGCAGTTGCAACATCTGGAATACCTGCGGGCACAATAGTAATGTATAACGGGACATCTGGAATACCTGCGGGCTGGGCTATATGCGATGGTACTGAAGGTACTCCTAACTTGACTGGCAACTTCATTAAAGCCAGTGAAACTGCTGGTGAAACAGGGGAATTTATACCTGCAAGCTCCGGTAGTTCAACTGAAACTCCTATTACATATTACTCATTAGTGTTTATTATGAAATTGGCTTAATGGAAATAGCAATATTTAGTGATAGATTACTAATTTACGTTAAATTAAGAATAATTAGTCTTTAATTTTAAGGTATGGAAATTTATCACTAAATTTGCAAATAACTTTAAAAGGGAATAATATGGACATGAAATTAGAAGAATTAGGTTTTGACGATGAAGACCTGCTAGGTGAAGATGGTGTAGTGCAAACAGGAGACCCTGATGATGACATTAAACGTTGGATTGACAATGATACTCCAGTAGATTTGGACGAACCATTGGGTAATCAAGAACCACCTAAAGAAGGTGACGGAGATACAGAACCTACAGAGGATGATTTAATCACAACTATGCTCAAAGCTAAAGGAATTAATCCAGAGGCTATTAAGTTCCAAAATGATAACGGAGAAGTAGAAGAAATTCCATTCTCTGAACTATCTAGGGAAGAGCAATTAGAGCTTTTAAACTATGATGATACAGATTATAATTATGGTTTAGAGCCAGAAGAGATTGACCTTATTAACGAGCTTAGAAGAAATAATTTAAGTGTAGATGACTATTTGGAATCTCATAGACGTCAAGCTATTCAGGATTACCTAGACCACCTAGAAGATGAACCAGAATATCAAGTAGATGGCATGACAGATGATGAACTATTTATTGCAGATTTAAAGGCAAATGTCCCAGAACTTACTGATGATGAAGCTTTAGAACAGTTAAATCTTGAGAAGCAAAACGAAGCTCTTTTTAATAAGAAGATGAGCGGAATGAGAGCTAGCTATCAGCAACGCGAAGAAGCAGCTATGCAGCAAGCTCAAGCAGAAGCAGAAGCTCAACAGAAAGAAATGTATGAAGCTTACGAAGACGAAATTTTACAAGCTATTCAAGATAACGAAACTATAGATTTGGGAGAGTCATCATTAACGCTATCAGAGGACGATATGAATGAAATTGCTTCCTTTATCTTAGATTCAGATGCTGCTGGAGTAAGATACTTAGCCAAAGCCATTAATGACCCACAAATGCTAGTGCAGATGTCGTGGTTTGCTCTTAAAGGACAAGAAGCTATACGTCAAATCTCCGAATATTATAAACATCAGATTACAGAGCAATCCAAGGCCAATTATAAGAAAGGTTATGAGGATGCTAAGGCTGGCAGAGCCTCTAATCCTGCTAAGACTGTAGTTAAAAGACCAGAGCAGCAAACTGGTCGTAAACCTAAAACAACATCTATTTACGATTTAGATTAAATCCAAATAAATTATTATGATAGTAGCAAATTTCGTAACTAATCGCGCCACTATGGGCGACACTAGAACTTATGAAGACTTCTATAAGTTTCTAGGAACTAAACCAACTAGACTTGGTGTAGTATCAAGACTCTACCCAGAATTGACTGCTTCTTACCTAACAGAATCTTTGAGAAACATCTTCTACATGGATTCTAAATCAAATAACAAGTACAGAAGCATTGACTCAATGTACTTTGAATGGGAAGTTGAAACCAACTACATTAAGAGAGTTGAGTTTGCAGATGTACCAACTGAAACTGGAGAGAACGGAACTGAAATCGTAATGGCTTTCAAAGAGAACTATTACCAGAAGTACGACATCTTCAAGATTGACAAAACAATGCAGCAATGCTTTGTAACCCAGAGACCAGTTCGTAAAGCTGATAATTACTGGGAAGTAACTGTTAGACTTATTGACAACGACTACTCTAGTGTTCTTGACCTTAGCGGATGCCAAATTGGTGACACTACTCGTTTCCAATCTAACGCTATGCCAGAAGCACACGAAGAGGGATATGTTAAATATCAATCTAACATTGAAAGACACAGAGGTTATATTACTACTCACAGATGTGATGACAGTTATACAGCTCTGTATGCTGCACAAGAAGACGTTCTTATTAAAATAGGTGAAGGTAAAGGTAATGGTCAGATGTCTGAAACTATGTACCGCATGGATAAGACTCAATCTAACTTGCTGAAGAACTTCCTATATGTAAGAAACAACGGTTTGCTGTTCAACAAAACTAACGTTGACAAGAATGGTAAACCGACACTGTTCGACCCTGACACTGGTCGTCCTATCTACATTGGTGATGGTATCATCCCACAAGTAGAAAGATTTGCATCTAAATATGCATATAATAAGCTTACTGTGGAAGCATTCACTACTGCTATCGCTATGATGAATGAAAAGAGTGAGAATCCAACTGGTAACAAATATGTACTTATTTGCAATGAGAAAGCTTGGCAAGACGTACAAACTTGTCTATCAGAATGGCTTGCAAGATTCAAAACTTGCGGAACTTATCTGTGGTCTAAGAAAGCTAACGGCTATGTTGACGTTGGTGCTACATTCCAATCTTATGAAATCGGTGGTAACACAATTTCATTCAAGGTTGACCGTACATTCTCTCGTGAATGGGGTAGCGACAAGGGCTTCATGCTAATGTTAGACTTGACTGCTGACAAAGTAAGTGGAGAACCAGCTATTCAAATGTTCACTCTTAAAGGTGGTGACTTCATCTCTAATAAATATCCAGGTGTTGGTGGACTTGATGGTCTAAGCTCAGGTGTAGTTTCTAGCCCTGTAGCAGCTTCTAAACTAATCAACTGGGGTTATTCTGGTGTTGGTGTATTCTCACCATACAGAAGCTTTATTATGAAAGAAGTGTAATTAAATAAGTAGATATTGTGGGGAAGGCATAGACCTTCCTCACATTATTTTACAAGATAGTAATTTATATTAAGTAAATGATTGAAATAATATGGCTAATGAAACAGACAACATAATTGTCTTAAGAAGTGTATTCGGTAAAGTAGGACAAAAGTACTTCCTTAATCCAGTTAGAGACCCACAGACAGGTAGATATCCTGACTGTGTAAGACCAGTAGATAGTAAAGGTGATATGCTATTAAGAGGAGAAGAAGATAAAGGTAAATGCTTGATTGCAGAGAACCGTGTATTTATTATTGAAGACGGTAAAACATTTGACCTTAATGACCCTTGGCAAGCAGCTGAATGGTATTCTATTCAACACTGTCCTATGATTGCTATGTCTCGTGACCAACGTGACAAGAATGGCAATTTAGTGATTGACGGTGACTCTAAAAGATACGGAGGAGCTGAACTTTACGTTGAAAGACCTGGTTATGAAACTAATAAGCGTGTTAATAAGAGACGTCTTATCCATGATGCTGAAGAGTATATCATTAAAGACCCACAAGGTGCTGCTGGTAGACTTAAAATGGCTAAATTGCTTGGACGTAACATGCGTAATGCCCCTGATGCCGACGTAGAAGACTTCTTGATGAACATTGCGTCTAAGGACCCAGAGAAGATTATTAATCTATACACTGGTGATGACATTGCACTTAGACTTCTGTTTATTGATGCTAAAGACAAACGTGTAATATACGTTAAGAACAAAGTATATCTATATAGCGAGAATCAAATACCATTGGGCGCAAGTGATGATGCAGTTATTACTTGGATGAAGAGTCCACAGAATAGAAGAACTCTTGAACTAATTAAGAGGGACACATATCCGGAACTGTATGAACAACCAGAGCCTGATTTTACTAACAAAATAAAAGATGAAGAGACTAAGAAGTCATCTTCAACTGGTAACTATATTAAATAATGACTGCTAGACAGGTTTATGAAGGAACCGCTACTGAAGTAAATAAAGTACAGTCTATGACTCTATTATTAGAGGATTTTAACTACTTCTTTAATAAGGCTATATATCAGTATATTAATAAGAGATATAATATATATGATATTAACCAACAGACTACTGACGACATTAGGGTTCTAAAAGCTACAATAGCCCTTCCTGTAACACTTGCTACGTCCGCTTACGGAGACACAGAAGGTCTTGATTCACTATATGGCGCGACGTATGAAGTGGAATTACCTAGTGATTACTTACATTTACTTAATTGTGTATGTGATTTTGAACTAAAGAAGACTTTCAAATGTTATAACGCTGGCTCCAGAGTTCAAGTCGGAGCTAGCCGTTTAACATCTGACGCATGGTCTCAAATCATTCAGAATATCTATATGAGACCTAGCTATAAACGTCCTTATTTTTACATACACAATGTTGACATAAATACTAGCAATCCTACTAACCCGTATGATGCTGTTGATAATCCACATGGTACTGATATTAGTTCTGCTAAGACTGATGCTGATACTAATGCTACAGAAGTAACTGGTGGATTGCCAAGAACAATTTCTATTGGTGGTAATGCTGTTACCACAGTAGAAAGAGAAGGACAGATTCGTTTCGGTAATCCTTCTACTGTTAGAATGGAGATACGGTACGGGAAGGACCATACTCTATTTGAGTTAAAAAAAGTATATGTGGACTACCTGAAAGCTCCACAAACTATACGATTGACACAAGAACAGATGGATATGACAGAAGACACATCCCAAATTATGGAATTTCCTGATTACGTGTGTCACGAGATTATTAATGAGCTGGTACATATAATCTTGGAGAACGAAGGTAATCCTAGATTACAAACACATATTCCAATATCAACGTCAGTTGCAAATCCAGCTCAGCAACAGACACAAACCAAATAATTATTTAAATTATGTTTAAGTGGACAAACACATTAATCGTAAATTCTAATTTAGATTCTAGTGGCAAACCAAAATGGTCAGCACAGGCTGAAGACACTGGTAGTGGAGTTGTAGGTAGCTTCGAATTTAAAAGAGTTAACAAATTCCTCAAACCAAACGTAGTAGCAATCTATAAGAAAGAAGCATCAGACCCAGTACTTGGTAAAGTTACTTTCACTATGAGCAATCAAGGTGTAGGTAATTATAGAGTTGCTCTTTACATCAGACTATCTGGAAGCCAGAACTCTTATTACTCAAATGACTTTGTATTCAAAGGTAAACCTTTGATGTATGAATTTGCAATTAAGAATGCAAGTGCTACAGCAGCAGATGTTGCTAAAGAAGCAGCTAGAGTAATTGAGAAGATTCAGACTATCTATGGAGACCACTGGATTAAAGCTAGTGCAAATGGTAACAACCTTGTTATTGAAGGAATGGATGAATATCAACTATTTACTAAAGCTGAAATTCAGAAATTCAATCCAGACTTGAACACTGCTTTAGTTGGTGGAGAGTTTGAAACGATTGCAACAGCACTTCCGGCTGACGACCCAGACTACGATGGACAAAACACTATTGTGAAATCTAAAGAAGGATTCGGTACTTACTGGATGATTCTTAAAGACCTAAGACTTCCGACTATGGAAGCTAGACGCTTTGCTGGTATTAACGAAGAAGAGCTTCCTGTTCCAGGAGCTAAGTATAATGAGTATATTATTAACTATTGCGTTAATAGAGGCATTATGGGCGGAGATGCTGTAGGAGAAGTTACAAGGTCACTTACGACTCATGTATTCTATGTTAAACAAGATTTGGCAGCTGATTTTGAAGCAGCTCTTGCTAAGATAGGTACTATCGGTCAAGAAGTTACTCCAGGTGAAACTGCACAACAAGCTCTAGAAGCTAGTAGTGCTAATGCAGCTGAAATTGCTAAATTGAAGACTGGCAAGGCTAACGCTGCTGATGTTTATACTAAAACAGAAGCGGATGCTAAATTTGAGCTAAAAGCGTAACAACTTAAAACAGTAATTGAAGGCGGGGGCGTCATACGCCTTCGCCTTTATTTATTATAATCATATGGGATATTACGAGAAATTATCGTCAGCCATATATAATGACATAATGAGTGGTCTTAGAGGTTATAGCTCCACTCCAACAATGTCATTAGAACAGTTAGAGGATGATTGCGTTGATGAAAGACTTCAAATTATTAAGGAATATTTTATTAAGGGATTAGTTCCTAAGAAGGACTTACTGATGACTATACCTTGTATAGAAGTTGATTGTAAGAATATTGAAAGGTGTAGATGTAATGCTAGTCCATGTGACACATTAACTGCTCATTTTGAAATTCCTCAGCTTCTTACAGAGTTCGGAGAAGACGGTATAGAATATATAGGAGCTACTGATATGAGTAATCCATTTATATATTATACTAATCCTATCGTAATGAAGTATCATAAATATAGAGTAAGAGGAAAGAATAAACCATACGTGTGGATTGATATAACTCCTAACGAGAACAATATGTACGATTGCTTTGTATTTAATGCTCCATTATTAAAGAAAGTAACAGTAGTGGCAATATTAAAAGACCCTAGACAATTAGATTGGTTCGGATGCTGTGCCCCTGTTGATATTAATAATATGACATTCATCGATGCTGAAATTAAGAAGAGACTAACTGAAAAGAAGATTCGTTACTATAGGCAGCTCGCAGCTCCTGTCTTACCTAATGACCAAGTACCTAAATGACACTAGAATCGTTTAATTCAGCTTACTATCAAATGAATCTGCTCTACGGAACAGAATTGTCTCCTGAAGAGTTCGAAGAAATTGGACTGATTGCCTGGCATAAGATAGGTAACAGGAGAACTAGATTATACAGGTATGTTACTGATATTCAATGCCCTGACAATACAGTGGATTTACCTTGTAACTGTGACATAATTGAAGCAGTCACTTATGGCTTTGAAGAGTGGAATTACGTTACGAATGACACAGTAAACGGAGATTACTCTTCACAGTTTACTGAAAACTATATAGAATCAAGAAAGCTTTATAGTGACCCTCTCTATATAAGTGGCAAGTATGCCAAATTTGAAAGAGTAGGGGATACTTTGTACTTTGAGAAGAATTATGGACAGGTAAACATTCTCTATAAGGGCATTCTGGTAGATGAGGACGGATTACCTGAAATCAATTATAAAGAGAAAGACGCCATTGCATGTTACTGTGCTTGCACTAAGAGATTTAAAGAAGGTTGGAAGAATCACAACCAGAATATGTTACAGGAAGCACAATTATTGGAACAGAGGTGGTTGAAACTATGTGACGCAGCCAGAGTTTCAATTCATTTAAGTCAAAATGACATGAATGAAATCTTAGATGCTAAAACTAGTTGGAATAGAAAGATATTTAATAAGTCATATAAGCCCTTAAAATAATATGAATTATGCTTTAGGATATGCCTTTAACATCCATGACATGTTTGCTGGTTTTGATACCAGCAGACTTGACTTGGACAGTAAGACATGTGAGGAATTAATAGGTAATAGACATAAAGAAGTAATTGCTAAGCAAGTGTTTAAATACGCAGTTAAGCTAGTAATTGATGATATTATACATAGAAACAATAGATTTGAGCTTCCAACTTTAGGAAGAAATGCCTGGTTATACATGAAGAGAGTTTCTGGTAATGAGTTTACCGAAGCTAGACGATTTGGTAAGTGGAAAGATGTAGACTTTCTAGCTTCTGATTTCTGCGGATATAGAATGGTATTAACTTACAAGAATCAAGAGATACAAAGGGAGAAGATGGCTTATCTAGACCCTGTTAATAAGAACGTAATCACAGAGAATACTAACAATGGAATGCAATACTACTAAGAAGTTTACTGATTATACAGACGAAATAATGAAGGAATTTCCATATCTTAGTAAGCATGACATAGAAATTATTGTTAGATATGGCTGGAGACAAATATACTTCTTAAACCAAAGAGGAGGAGATACAATCCTTAATAGCCATAAATATAAATATTGGTTATATATAGGGGAGTTAACTAAGAATCCCATTAAGCATTTTAGATACTACAGGAGAAAGATGCAGAACAAGTTGAGAGTGATGTATACTAGAAAGAAGATTCAATGGGACGGGTACTACTATGTAGCCTTAACCAATGAAGAATACGAAGAGCTACTAGAATCTTTTAATAAGAAAGGCAGGAAGAGGAAATATTATACTTTCAATAATAAGAAGGTATTTAAGATTCTAGACGAATGTAAACTATCATTCTCTGGCAGTCCTTGTATTATAAAATTCAAAGGACTTGTAGATTTAGGATTCTCCTATAAGAAAGAAGTACTTAAGTGTGAGTATCCAGAGATAGCGTTCACAAGAGATAGAAATGCTAAGTTTGAAGACATCTTAGTAAGTAACGACAATTATGAATATTTATAACAATGAAACAAGAAGCAACAAATACCTTTGGAGAAGGAATAATAATGGACCTAAATCCATTAACCACTCCTAACAATGTACTTACAAGTGCTCTGAATGCTACTATGATTACTTATAATGGTAATGAATTTGTGCTTCAGAATGATATGGGTAATGGTAGAGTTGAAACTGCCTATTTACCTTCAGGCTATGTTCCTATAGGTATAACCGAATTTGGAGGAATAATTTATATAGTGTCCTATAATCCAATAACAGACAGGAGTCAAATAGGATGCTTCCCGTCTCCTGAAAGAAACATAAGTACAGATGAATTAGGTACAACTCAAAAAGTTCTATCTAAAGCCGACTTTGTGCAAGGAGACATGCTTAAATCTATGTATGTCAAATTAGAATTAATGGGAGAGGATGTTAAAATACGTCCTGGAGACAAATTTATTATATCGGCAACTAACGTAGAGGCTAATGGGGACATACTATCTGATTACGCTGGGGAAAGCAGTTACTATTTAAAAGACCGTAAGATTGTCAGACTACATTTAGCAGTGGTGACCGACAATGGCAAACTCACATACATAGAGAGAAACTTGGATAGCTGGAAAGATGGATATTGGGTAAAAGACAATAACACTATATCAGCTGGAGGTAAAGTAGATATAGATGCGTATAGGAAATTAATAGACGATTATATTTACAATGTATTCTCCGAGAAGTCGTCAGGAAAGCTAGTACTAGTAGCTGAACTTGAAGCTATTCAATCATTTAGTACATCTGTCAGCCCAATAACATCTGATGATGAAAATGCTTATAAACTGCTAATTCACAGCAATTGGGATGAAGATACTTCCGAGCCTACAGTTGCTTTAGACGGCATAAAATATGAAGTTACTGTTGACTCCGAGCCTACAGTTGCTAAATGGTTTCAAATACAGAGTAAAATGGCTAAGGAGTTCGCCATAGTCAAGTTTCAAAATATGTACAATCCAGAGGGTGAGCGCTATAAATACTTAAGGTATAAAATTACTCCATTTATGAGTTATGGTGAATTGAATTACTTACAGAGGAGTGGAGTTATAAATCTAGAGCTGTTAGGAACTGGTGAAATACAGTTATCAGAATGGAGGTATTATATAAACAACAATGACATGCTAATCTCATGGGGATTAGATGCTTATCCTAGAGAAGGAGAACTTATTAAAACAGTTACTTTTAAATTTGCGCCATATAACATAGTGTCTTCTGATGATATAGTAGAATATACATGTACATCCAGAAATAGTTACAACGGTCATTTTACAGAAGCTATACCATTCGACCAGGAGTTCGTCAAGATTGCTAACAACAAAACTTTAAAGAAGAATACTTTATATATAGTTCAAATTAAGGCCTACGTATATGGTGCAGATGGGACTCCCATACCAGCCAACGATATGGTTACATATAGAGCAGTTTATACAGCATCAGTATTTAATAAGGAATATTTGGATACTACCATATTAGATTTCAAGGACCAGTCACCGACATTAACTTTGAAGGTTGGCACATCTATAAAAACTTCAGTTAGCGTTGAACCCACCAGAGCTATAAGTTCTTATAAGACTTTAAACCAGCCAGCTGATTTAGAATTAGATAAAACATATAGAATGTATTCGGCTATAGGTCAATATACAACTACTAACGGTGATGTGGTTTTCTCTGAGAAATTTGATGAAGACTATGAGTTCTTTGACAATGTACCTTCATTTAATTCTTTCGTACAAAGTGTTTCTAAAGGAACCATAGATAATCCAGGATATCAATTAATAACTACTTCAGACTACCCAGAGGATGAATTTGTAAATAGTGTAGCTCCTAAAACTAAAGACTCGTTCAGTAGTACCGTGAAGTTTGAATTAAGTGAAATAATAAATAATCCGGATGTCATTAGTAATCAGTCTAAAATAACTAAGCTAGGTAACTCAGGATTTAAATTTGAAACAGTAACATTCAGAGAATTGAATGCATCTAACAAGGAGAAGAGATTTAAGATAGGTAAAGGATACAAACCTTACTTTGATTTGTACAACATGAAAAGCAACAACATCCAAAACTCTTTCTCTATTAGAATTAACCCCAGTTTTACTTCTCATCCATTCTATGTTGGAAACGCTATAGCGTATATGGTTGGAAACAATGACGGTAGTAACGGGCGTTATCAAGGAGGAACAATTACTAACTCTCCTAATGGTGCAGGGATTAGGTCTGAATACAACGAAACTCTATATAGCAAGAAAGATGGAGGTGGGGGCGGTAATCCGATGGATGCAGGCTCTGGATTATATTCAAATATTATGAGTTTAATAAACTCAGCATTTGGTAATTACCCAAATGCAGTATGGTGGAGATATTTTAGGGGTAATAAGTATAGAAGTTGGGAATGTGTTGGTATAGACTCTGCTAATTCAGGATTTATTGATTGGAATTGGTTTGGAGGAGCTGTAGAATATATCTCAGAAGGTAAAATTGGAGGTAATTTATATAGTTTCGACCGCTACGGAGGAGAAGAAAAGGACGGAGGAAAGAGATGGAGGTATAATAGGTTTTGTTCATTACTATGGAAGACTGACAGTGATAAATATGCTACCTTAAATGCCATTATGGCTATGCATAATACCAATGATAGAAATAATCTTGACTGGTATGGGTTTGGACAATGCGAGTATGGTCAAGTTAAAAACGGCCCTTTAAAATCTCTAGCAGAAACCATAGTGACTTTCACCTCTCAAATATATGTGTTGAAGGATTTAAATATAACTGAGGCTAGATTACTTCCAAATCAACTGTATTACCCCAACGCATTTAATACTGTATATAACTACACCCTTAACTGTGCTAAGACTATGACCAATACCCCTCAAATTAAGAATGGATTTGGTGCGGAACAGGGAATATCTATAATTAAACAATATTTCAATGACCCTCTGGAAGAAGACACTATTAGTGCAAACCTAACACTAAAGGTTAAGTATGAGGGTGAATACATAACTAGCGGAGACACTATTGTATATAATCATAGCGATTCTATAGCTATAAGTCCTAACTTCTCTGACAGGCTTGAAGAGTATAGAAGACTGTCTTCTATGGAGAACCTAGACATGACTGCTGTATACATTGATGGAGAATTACAATTCATAGACCAAATCGCGGATGATATATATTGGCATCCTAGAACAGAGGATGACGGAATAGAGGTGTTATCAGATTTAAGCAACATAGTAATATACGACAAGTCCTATATTTACAACAACGAGGACAGTATTAAAGAAACCATAGATACTAGTAACAAAGTACCTGCACAAAACTTAAGGGATATGTTTGTATATAAGAATGGAGAATTACTTATAAAAACAGCTAACTTAGGTACTAAAACGTCCGGTGCTAAATTGAAATGTAAAGATGATGAATACAATGCGGATATTAGTAATATATATAATATTCAAATAGACAGACATGCTAAATATGTTAACAACTAATTATCCCCTATTTGAAGATGGATTAGACTCATATACTTACGATTTGCAACTGCAACCAATGCAATTCTCATTATATTTAAAGCAATTGAGTAATAAAGGCAACCTAGTGTATGAGTATAATCCTTTCAGAAATTACAGGCTAACTAAAGAGGAGACTATAATAGAGAACGGACAGCCCGTTATATACAAATCAGGGTCGTTGGTTGATTTTGATACTGATGCTTCGGATTTGGGATTTGACCTAAATCATCCAGTAATGATTACTCCTCAATATTCTTATGATGGGTCAGTCAATCTTATTTTAAATGATGGGAATAACATCCCTAGACTGATTAACTCCAGATTTACTTCTGTGGGCAAGAATAGATATGAGATAATAGATAGAGCTGGAAGCAACGATACTAATATATATAATCAGGGTGACCAGTTTGACATAGATACATCACTATATAAAAGAATTATCAAGATTCCTAACGTAGAGTTCTATGGAGTTTTGGACGGAGGAAACCTTAAAATAGGCAATTATACATTCTATTTTAAATATGCAGACGCAGATGGTAATGAGACTGATTTTGTAGCAGAATCAGGAATGGTAGCGGTGTTTATAGGTAATAGCAAACAAACCATAAGGTCAGGGTCCAGGGATGAAATTTCATACAAGTCAGTTCAGTTCAATCTTAGTAATATTGATTCTGCATACAACTACGTTACCGTATATTATACCAGGAGCACTTCCTCTTATGGAGAGCCTGCGGTTACTACAGCTCATAAATTGGATAGAACGTATCTTGTAAATAACGCTGGTAATTGCAATATAATAATCAATGGGTTTGAAACTGTTATAGACCTTGCGCTGTCTGACATAAATGTACAATATAACATAGCAAAAGCTGTTGAAGCGCAAACTGCTTGTCAAAATATGTTATTCTTAGGGAATGTTCATAAGCCAGACATTCCGTATTCAGAATTGTCAGATTTAGCGTTAAGATTCTGCCCAAAAGAGCATGCGACTGTTAATCCAGAAGGCTGGGATTATAGGGACCCAACCACTATTTATAAATATACTGGTTACTGGGACGAAGAGATATATAGAACTGGTATAGTGTTTATATTACCTGACAACTCATTATCACCAGTGTTTAATACAAGAGGAATTACTAGTACCTCTCTGGAACCTACAGACTTCTTGTTATATAAAGGAGAAGAAAGGGTTTATATATCTGTTAATGAATCTGACTATTCTTTAACTGGAGAAACTTCAGAAGGAGCTGTAACATCTAGCATAGAAAATGCTAAAGGTGTGTTTCAAATAAACTCTAACCATACAGCCAATAATGACTATACTATATTTGGAATAGATTTCGTTGTAACACAAGAGGTATTATCTGAAATTGCTAAATACGCTAAAGGATTCTTCTTTGTAAGGCAGAAGAGAATACCTCTTGTGTTATGCCAGGCATTAACAGTGGGCTTAGATAGAGAAGCTAAAATACCAGTGATTCCAGTTGGTCAAGGGTCTAATAACGAGATTAAATTTATTGCCGAAAGATTCTTTAACGATGATAGAGTGCTGACTCAATCCTTTGATGATAGGTTGTACTATTTAAGTCCAAATCAAGTCGATATGCGAGCGGCAATATGTCCAGAATATGATTTAAATGCTCCTTATCTGAATCAATTGTTTACTGGTGGAGAATTTAAAATTAGAGAGTCTTCGTTCAGCCCAAGTAACAAGTATTTTACAAGAAGTTATAGGAATTTATATGTTCCTACTTATAAGTCTAGAGAGATAGAGAACTCTTATGTTACGACCAAAATTATAGGCGTAAGTGATAATGTTCCTCTAGTTGCAACTAGTGATTATCAATACAGAGGTAGAGTAGGGGAAGCAGAAGAAGCCTGGAGATTTAGGTATCTGAATAGAGAGAATAAAATAGCTGAAGCTAATAACCTAGTCAGGGGTTCGTTTGGACCCTACATAGGCATTGAAGGATATAACGATTACATGACTATAATAGACATCATGGTACCTGGCTATGAGTATGGGTATGAAACCAAATACTTCTCTATTAGGTACGAAGACAATTCCCCATTTTATGCTATCTCAAATAGGTTTGATATTAATGACCTATCTATTGTAAATGGAAGGCTAAGTAAGGGAGCTGAAGTAATAACCTTATATAGGGGAGATTGCTATATCTGTGAATTTACCCACAGAGTTAATAGAAATTTCCAAGACCCAGATGCTCCTACCAACGACGTCATAGTAGATGAAAATACGTGGAAGGATAATTACAGTCATGAAGATACTGAGAAGAACAAGGAAATTAATAGAGGTGATGTGAATGCTGTGGAAATGGGAATGTGGGTTACGTTTAAAGTTAGGTCTAACTTTAATTTAAATTTAAGAGACTTAGACGCCTCATATCCAACTGAGGAAGGTTTGACTGGACATAAAAGGGGATTTTACCCATTATTAGACATGAGTACTGATGGCTCTTCTAAGATACCAGAGTCCTTAACATATAATAACGGATTTAAGAACACACTAGGGGAGAGATTTAATTTTGAGACCCCCGATGTTCCATATATAAAGAATGAATTTGGAACTAGAATTATGTATTCAGACATCTATGTTAATGATGCATTCAAGAACGGATTTAGGGTGTTTCAATTAACGCATTACAGAGATTATCCCAGAATGTACGGCTCTATCATCAAAATGGTTGAGTTATTCGGCAATATTCTTTGTATATTTGAACATGGCATAGCTTTAATTCCAGTTAATGAACGTGCCGTAGCAGGTGAAGGTTCGGGTGGAAATGTCTTCATTAACACCTCTAATGTACTCCCAGAGAATCCAAAGATGCTGTCGGATACCTATGGTACTCAGTGGCCGGAAAGTGTCGTACAGACCCCGTATTTCGTTTATGGAGTGGATACAGTTGGAAAGAAGATTTGGAGAACTAATGGAGACCAGTTCGAGATTATATCTGATTTTAAGATACAGGAGTTCTTAAATGAGAATATTACACTAAGTGAAAGAGAACTTACCCCGGTAATAGGTGTTAGAAACGTTAAAAGTCATTACAATGCATTCAAACAAGATGTTATGTTCACTTTCTATGATAATTTATATGGATTTGAAGAGAAGGCTTGGAACATCTGTTATAATGAGGTCATGCAGAAGTTTGTAACATTTTACTCTTGGATTCCTTCCTATTCAGCTAACATTGACAATATGTATTTTAGTTTTGATAGGAACACCTCTAAATGGATAAGCAAATTAGGCACATCTAATTCTAACTCAGTAATAGCTGACGGAATCTCTTTGAGTGATAATGTAATAAAAGAAGGAAGTACATTAGTAGGAGCTTTGTCGTTGTCTAATAGAAACCTCCCTATTGAAACTGAACAAGTTACAATAAGTGTATCTTTTGAACTGCAACATGACAACTTTGATAATTACAAGCTATTCGATATTAAAGACGGAAATCTGTTATTTACAGGTGATTATAATTCTATCAAGGCAAATATGTTCCTAATGAGTAATGGAGAAATAGCTAAGGATGAATTGGGAAGGAGAATAAGAATACCGCAAACAGATTCGGCTTATAATGACAAGTTAGTATTACTATTGAACATAAAATGTAAAATAGGGTTAGAGTATGAAGGTGCTGCTGATAATGAAATTAAACAATATGTAGCAGGATGGAAGAATACCACTTTTGTAGACGCAGGGTATTACGAATCCACTGTGGCAGTCATACCTGAATATAACTTGCAATTCTTATCCACAGACTTCTGGAAACATGGTCAGTCTGGAATTATTGATATACAAGACTCAATTCATCCATGTTATTGGTATGGTAAACAGCATCCATTTGAGTATGAATTTGTAGTAGTTGATAACCCAGCTACACATAAGATATTCGAGAATTTACAAATTGTAAGTAACAAGGCTGTTCCAGACTCATTCCATTATGAAGTAGTAGGTGAAAGTTATGAGTTCCATGAGGACAAGAAGAACATGTATATAAGACAAGAAGCTACTAAAGACTTCTATCAATATAATGGTTCTGATATACTGTACAACAGGAATTTCTTAGACCTAAGGGGTAAGCAAAGAGACATTCTTAGAAACTGGAAACCTACGGGACAGAAAGTGAAATCTACAATGTTCCCATTATACTATGCTAGAGTAGATACGTTTAATGAGATTGAGGACTATTACAAAGGTAAGACTGCTCCTAATAAGGATTATGTTAATCTATCAGGTTCTGAAATAGTTTATAATGAGAAGCTGGATGAGTTTAGAGTCTGGACTCATGCTAAGGCTGCTGATATTAAAGACCCAAGAATCGGAAGATTAAGAGGAAATATGAATTATCAAGGAGATGTTTGGAATATTCAAATTAATCCTATTATCTTTGTACAGCGAAACGAGCCAGCATGGAATACAGCAAAGCTTACTAAGGAAACTATAGATAAGGTTCCTATCTCTGTAGGTAATTCTCCTATACCAAACGACTTAAAAGGATTTGATATAACTTCAGAAACTCCTGTGGAAGATTATATGCCTCAAGATTTAAGAAACTTAGGATATGGACCTGAAGATATAGACACATCCGATTGGTGGAGTGGTAGGAAGGAAGCAAGACTTAGAGACAAATACATCAAGATTAGAGTAAGATATACTGGCGAAGAGTTAGCAATAATAACAGCATTAAAGACACTATATACAATAAGTTATGCGTAAAATTATGAAATTCCAATGGGGAAATTCGCTACTAAGACAAGGTATGGGGAGTATAACTCCCCTACAGTCTAGTAGTGACCTCTATACAGCAATGACTGGATTGCAATCCGCTAACTTCGATAAATTCTCTCCCGCCAACAATCCTTTATTACAAGCTGGTGCGGCTAGTGGTGACATGGCTTCTAAGGCATTACTAATGAATGCTAATACTAATAAGGCTGTCAATGGATTATCTAAATCAGCTGCTAATATGGCAACTGGAACTGCTGGAAGTACTGTTAAGCCTGGTGGAGGACTGTTTAGTAAAGCAAATATCGGTAACACCATGTCTAAGGCAGGAGGCTATGCTGATATGATTGGTAGTTTTATTCCGAAGAAGGAGCAATCAGCACTTACTACTGGCTTAAATCAGGGATATGATGCAGCAGCTAATATGATTTCTAGTGTACCTGGAGTAGGAACTATCGTTGGAGGGGCAATGAAGATTGGTGGTATGTTGTCAGATGGACTTACAGCTTTAGGAGTAGGAACCGACCAAATGACTACTACTGATAAGATTCTTGATAGTAAATTTATGAAGTTAACTCCAATGGGATTAGTAAATGCTTTCGGAGCTAAGAAGGCTGATACTATTTATAAAGATAACGAAACCTGGGAACAGCAAGGTTCAGCTTATGGAGGTTCAATGGCTAAGGTAGATGATGCTCTCACCAAAAGTGGTAAGAAGTACGGAGCCTTCAGTGGTAAGGCTAGACGTAAAGCTAATGCACAAATAGCAGAAGCTAAACGGCAGCAGAATTTGGTATCTGATATTAATCAAGAAGCACAGGATGCATTTGCAGCTTCTAATTATAGTGGAATTGGTCTTAGAAATGAACTAGCACTTAGTGGAGGTTATAGAAATATGGCAGTTGGTAGAAACGGAATGAAGATACTAGATGCTGAATCACAATGGGCTAGAGAAGTTCTTAATAAAGCTAGAGAAGTTAATAAGCTTCAAAAGGGAGGTAAGGTAGACGGAATTACAGGAGCGGCTCCTAAGATAACATTTGAGTCTTGGTATGAAACTGTTCCTTCTGATAGAAACGATACTACTTCATATAATCTTAGAAGGGCCTTTGAGTTAGCTCCTAAGGAGGAATTAGAGGCCTGGAGAACATCTAGTGTAGAAGATTTAAGGAATGGGAAGAATCACCTAAACTCTGTCTATCTAAATCCTAAAACAGGTATCTATGAATTTATGAAGGCTAAGAATCATCCAACTCTTAAATATGAATTAGAGTGGTATAATTCTAAAGACCCAGAAGCAATAAAGTTCAGAAACGCTTATGATTTAGATATGTCTGGAGATTATTATAAATATGTTCCAAAGAAGTTCGCAGAGGGAGGTAAAGTTAATGTAATCCCAGACGGAGCATTACACGCACACAAGCATCATTTAGAGGATATTAGTCCAGAGTATGAACAAGTAACTAGTAAAGGAATACCTGTAGTAACGGAGGAGGAAGGCGGTAAATTGAAGCAACATGCTGAAATTGAGCGTAATGAAATCATCTTCAGATTAGAAGTTACTAAGAAACTAGAAGAACTTATGAAGGATGGAAGCGATGATGCAGCTATAGAAGCTGGCAAATTACTTGCACATGAAATTATTAATAACACTGTTGACAATACAGGTCTAATGGAGGTAGTAGAATGA